GGGGGTGAACGCTGCGACACCCCCTGTGGATACCGTAGATAATGCGGGGGGGCGAACTGGGGTTCACCCCAGGGGTGAACTGGGTGACGGGGGGGGGGTGAACTGGGTGACACCCGAACCGTCATTGAACCGTCACTTAAACGACTCTGACGTATCTAACGATACGTGCGCTGACGCGCCAGCAACCGCTGACTCTGACACCCCCACCATCGAACGCTATCAGACAATCCAGCGTCGGAGGACTCTGGTAGCCACACTCGTTCGCCTTTCAAGCGAGTGGGAGGCCAACGAAGAAAAGCGAAAAGAAAAATCGAAGGCGGTCAATGCGCTGCTGACCGCGCATGTCGAAGCGTCCGGCGAGATCGTCGCTGATCCGGCCCGCGTCTACGCCAACAAAACCCGCCGCGCTCAGGCTGAAGCCCTGTATGAGGCCGGGATTACACCGCAGAATATTCGCGACTTCATTGCCGACCGGCGGCAGGATGACTTCTGGCAGGACAAGACCATATCACTGCCATACATTGCGAAGAGTATCCGCCCCTGGTTGGACTCCCGCGATGCCATCGACAGCGATCCGGCTTACCAGCCCTACACGCCGCCGCCCGTAACACGAAATGAGGACAATCTCGCGAAGATGCGGGCACTCAAAGAAAAAGTGCTGGCGAATGTTACTCCTGGCGGTGCGTCATGACTGACCAGAAACTCCCTTACAGCCAGGAAGCAGAGGAAGCGGGCTTGGGCGCGGTACTCGTTAACCCGCTCAGCTATCACGAGATGGCAACGATCTGGTCTGCTGATGATTTCTACTTCCTGCGAAACCGGTTCGTCTGGCAGGCGATGGGGCGCATTGTGCAGCGTGGCGACAACCTGGATTTCCTGACCCTGAGTCATGAGTTGCAGGCCATGGGACGCCTGGAAGAAGTAGGCGGGCAGGCGTATATCACCTATCTGGCATTTAACGTGCCCACATCACAGCACGCGACCACCTATGCCCACATCGTCAAACGCGCTGCGATCCGCGTGCGGATGATAAAGGCCGCCGACCAGATCAAGGCGCTGGCGATGGACGAGTCGCAGACTTTGGAGGACTGCATCCGGCTGGCTGGTGAAGTTTACCAGACCGCAACCGACGACCACCGGCAGGGTGAGCTAACTGACATTCAGGCCGCACTCGATGCCCAGTACGCTCGCATCGAGCAGCAGCAGCAGGGCGGCGACCAGGGCGCAGTGCTGCCGACCGGGTTTACTGCCCTCGACACCCTGTTTGCTGGCGGGGTTCGTCGCAAGAAGGCCATCTACTGGGGAGCGCGTACCCACATGGGTAAGACCGCAGCGTTCCTTTCGATGGCGCTCAACAATCTACGTGCCGGAATGTCAGTGCTTCTTTTCACGGTTGAGACCACCGTTGAGGAAATCACCGACCGGCTGGTGGCGATGGAGATGGGGATTCCAAGTGTAAAGCTGGCCGCCGGTGATCTGACGGATGCCGAAATTGCCAGCTACACCGAGGTGATGGGCTGGCTGCATAACACCCGCCTCACCATCTGCCCGTCGCGTGGGATGTCGCCGCGCCAGCTGGACGACTACATCGCCAGTGAGCAGGCTCGCCGGGGTGTCGATGTGGTCATGATTGACTACATGCAGCGGTTGGGCGTGGGGGCGCTGCGGGCGCGTTCGGAGCGGGAGGAACTGAACTATATCAGCAACACGATGCCACGTATTGCTCAGAAGCGAAACATCGTACTGCACATTGCCATGCAGTTGAACCGCAAATCGAGCGGGGGACGACCGCCCCGCCTGGATGACTTCAAGGGCAGTGGCAATATCGAAGAGGATGCCGATGCCGTCGTGCTTCTGCATCGCGAGGGGTTTTACAAAACCGAGGTTGATCCCGGTTTTCTCAAGCTGATTGTGCCCAAAAACCGGCTGAACGGACAGCGTGGTACGGTTGAGGTTTACATGGATCAGACCACCGCGTATGTCTATGACATGCCGGAGCAGATGAAAAGCAAGATATTGTACTTGAATGATGTTGGCGCAAAAGATAAACCGCGCCCGATGACCGGCAGGGATATGGCTGCCGGGAAATCATAATGACCGAATGACCGGGGCCGGTCTAACACACCAACCCCGGCGATCAGCTAGCACAAATGGAGATAGCTGACATGCGAATTGTAAATGTGAAAACAGAAGTGAACGACCGTGAAATCAAAGAGCAGGCATTGTTGTTCTTCGCTGCCCGCCCGACCGCGCAGCAGGTGCAAGCCGTGTGTGAATACGCCGATGCTGCGGATAGCAACCAGCATAGTGCTATCAGGCGCACCTACCCGGCCTTTGTCGCTGTCGTTATCGCGATGCCTACCGTTAACCAGTGGCTGGATTCGCTGGTGACGCCGGAGGTGTTCAGCGTCGAAGACCGCTTCGCCCGCGCTGTCCGCGATTACTGGCGGGGGGTGTAACATGGTCGCGATGCAACCACCGAGCTATGACGATCTCATGCGGCAGCGCGATGCACTGGCGCGGGCTGTTAACCAGCTTCGGGCCGATGCCCGCACTGCCCACCGGCTGCTGGATGATGCCGGAATTGACCCGATGACCGGGGCCGAACCGGGCCGACTCGCCGCTCGCGTGCGGGCGCTGGCAGCCCGCAACGAACTGCTGGAAAAACGCGCTGCCTTTCAGGTGCAGCTATGGCCGGAGGATAATGACTCATGAAATTACGACTGTTTGCCCTGATGATCTGGTTGCTGGTCTGTGTGGTATTGATCCGGCAGACGCAGCAGCCCACGCCCAGGCCGCGCAATGTGGAGATTATCTTCAACCCACCGCGCAGTGTCCCACAGCACAACCCGTTTGCACGCCCTGCCCCAGGGCCGGAAGTCATTTCCGCTGCCTGGCGCAATGTGATGGAGGGTATACGCCATGAGTAATAGGACGTACATCCAGAAAACCGAACAGGCCGCACCGGAACTGATCGTTGAGAAGCGCGACGAAATCCAGGCGAACCTGGCAGCCCTGTGGGAAACCATCATGGACAGCGATCTCGATGAGGAAACCAAAGTCCAGGCCAACGAGCAGATGGCCCAGATCATGACGGCCAGTACCTACATGCTGGCCGGAACCGGCGCGTTGAACCATGCCCTGCAAGGCATGCGTAGCGAGGTTGCCGAATTGCAGATGCAACTACAATTCACCTCACAGGAGGTCATGAACGCTGAACGCCGCAGTATCGAGACCACCTTGAAACACGTCGTGCGCCAGATCAGCATCGAAACCGGTATGACCGAAATTCAAGTGGCCTATTTCCTCGATGCTGCGATGGGTGAAGGACTCGTTGATTACACCCGCTACGCCCGCGAGCGCATTCGCGAAATCATTGAGGATGTGGCCTGGGAAGGGACTGAGTGGGAGGGAGATGACGATGCTGAATAATACACCCACCAAGCGGCTGCATCCGGCTCGCAAACAGCGCCAGCGTGCCCGCAGGAAGGCGTCGATTCGCGGGCAAATTAAGCCGTATGCGGATACCAGCGCACAGCCAGTGCCCGGCATCCGCGAAGCGAAAGAACAGCGCGTTTTGCTGGTCGATCACGAGCGGGGGTGCATCAATCTGATGCGTCTGACAATGTTGAATACTGCACCAATGCGCGATTTGAAACCGGAGACCTTGCGGGTCTTTGAGCATCTGGGCTATCGCCTGGCAGAGGTGAAACACCCATGACAATGCCATATGCCGAATTCCTGAAGACCAAAGACCTGCGGGCACGCCCCGCAGGCATCGCCATCGAACCTGACCGGATCCATCCGTCGTTGTTTCAGTTTCAGCGCGATGCCGTCCAGTGGGCTGTCAAGCAAGGCCGGGCCGCGATCTGGTTTAATTACGGCCTGGGTAAAACTCGCATTCAACTGGAGATTGCACGCCTGATCGATAAACGCGCCCTTATCATCGCACCGCTCTCGGTTGCCAGTCAGACCCAGCGTGAAGCCCTGGAGCTTGGTTATCTGGTCAAGTATGCAACCGCGCAGCGTGAGGTTACGGGTGATCAGAAACTATGGATTACCAACTACGAACACGCCCATAAGTTCGATCCCAAGCAGTTCGAAATTGTAATCCTGGATGAGTCCAGCATTCTCAAATCGCTGGACAGCAAAACCCGCCTGGCGCTCACAAAACAGTGGCGGCATACCGCTTATCGCTTTTGCTTTACGGCAACCCCGGCCCCGAACGACATCAAAGAAATTGTCAATCATGCCGCCTTCCTGGGCATTATGTCCAGGAAAGAATGCTTTGCGACATTCTTTGAGAATGAAGGTGGCAAGCAGCTAAAGACAGTGCTCCGGCCAGCCGCCGAAAAGCCGTTCTATAACTGGCTGTCCAGTTGGGCAATGGCGATGAAAAACCCATCCGATCTGGGCTATAGCGACAAGGGTTATGAGCTTCCGGCTTTGAAAATCATTGCCCATGAAGTCAATGCGGACTATGTGCCGGAAGGCCAGTTGATGTTTACATCACTCAAGGGGGTGTCAGATCGCGCCAGAGTCCAGCGCGAAACGGAGCCGGAACGGGTCCACAAAGCGATTGCCCTTGCCAACTCCGACGATGAGCAATACATCATCTGGCATCACCTCAATAGCGAAGGGGAAGCCCTCATAAAAGCGGTGCGTGGGGCCGTGCTCGTCGAGGGTAAGATGGGGGCGGAAGATAAAACCAGCGCCTATGAAGCCTTCATGCGTGGTGAATACCGTGTCCTGATTTCCAAGCCTACCATCTGCGGGTTTGGTATGAATTTCCAGCACAGTCACAAGCAAATCTGGGTTGGGATTAACGACAGCTTTGAGCAGTTCCACCAGGGGGTACACCGCCAATATCGCTTCGGGCAAACAAAGACGGTCGAAGTACACGTCATTCACGCTGATGTCCAACAAGCCATTGTCGAGAACATCGAAAGCAAGCGACAACAGGCTGAAGCAATGTCCAGCAAGCTGATTGAGACGCTTCAGGATCGCAATCAATTCGATCTCCAGATTATGCAGTCTGACACGTATCAAGTTGATCGCGGTCGCGGATGGGCACTGTATTGTGGCGACAGTTGCGATCCGGCAGGCCCGCTGGCGTCAATCCCGGATGATAGCGTTCATTTGGTGATAACCTCGCCACCATTTTCCAATCGTTACGCCTATACCAACATGCTCAATGACCTGGGCAATTCGCAAAACCTCGATCAGTTTATGGCTCAGTATGCCTACCAGTTGCGCGAGTTGTATCGTGTGATGATGCCGGGTCGCAATGTGGCTATCCATTTGCAGCAGATTCGCATAACGAAACGTGATACCGGCAGCGTGGGGTTGATTGATTTTCGCGGGGCAGTTATCCGTGCGTTTGCCGAAGCCGGGTTTGTTTACTATTCCGATTACACCATCGACAAAAACGCGCAGGTGCAGGCCCGGCGTAAGCACCACGTCAGCCTACTGTATAAATCGCTCGAAACCGACTCGGCAAAATGCGGAGCCGCGCTGGCAGATCATCTGCTGGTCTTCAAAAAGCCCGGCGATAATCCGCGACCACTCGACGCTACCGATATCCCCCGCCAGACATGGAACCATTGGGCAAAGCCGGTCTGGTTGCCGGATGACCTTACCAGTGACCAGAAACCCGATCTGGAGAAGATGACCCGTAAAGAACTGCTGGCCTACATAGACAGCAGGGAGCCGGTGTGGTACGGCATTCAAGAGGTTGATGTTGTCCCCTCGCAAACGAAACGTGCCAAGCTGGTAATGGAAGATCAGCGCCATCTCTGCCCGCTGCAATTGGGCTTTATTGAACGTGTCGCCCGCATCTGGTCTGCACCGAATGAAACCGTGCTTGATCCTTTTAGCGGAGTGGGCAGTGTCGGGTATCAAACGGTATTGATGCACCGGCAGTACATCGGGATTGAACTCAATCCCAACTGGCACACTGAAGGTATTCGTAACCTGAAGCATGCCGAACGGCAGGCCAATCAGACGACATTGTTTGAGTGGGCTGAGGACAATGCCGAACCAGATGCGAAGAAATCATTGCTGCCGCCCTTCAATCCGCCACGCCTTAAGTTCATTGATGACCAGATGCCGCATATGAATCCGGGCTACATCCCACAGGAATCGTGACATGACCAGCGACGTTACACTGACAGATTTTTTTTGTGGGGCAGGCGGATCAAGCACTGGTGCAGTGCTGGCGGGGGCGCGGGTCACGATGGCAGCCAATCACTGGCAACTGGCTATCGAAACGCACAACAGTAATCACCCGGATACTGACCACGATTTGAGCGATTTGCAGTTGGCGCACCCATCGCGATTTTCGCGGACGACGATGGCATGGTTTTCGCCTGAGTGTACAAATCACTCGATTGCCAAAGGCCGCAAGCGCAAAGGCATCGCCCAACGCTCGCTATGGGGCGATGACCACTTAGACCCGGATGAAGAACGCAGCCGGGCAACAATGAGAGAGGTAGTGCAGTTTAGTGAATATCACCGATACCAGATTGTCATTGTGGAAAATGTCGTTGACATTTATCACTGGCATTACCTCAATGACTGGTATCTCGCCATGACCAATCTCGGATACAACTACAAAACATTGTATTTGAACAGCATGTTTTTCGGTGTGCCGCAATCACGAGACCGATGGTATACAGTATTCTGGCGGGTGGGCAATTTCGCTCCAGACCTGGACTACCGACCGCATGCTGAGTGTCAGGAGCACGGATGGGTACATGCCGTCCAGGTCTGGAAAAACCCTGCCAAAAAGCGGGGACGTTATGGGACACGACGGCAGTATGTCTACCGCTGCCCTCAATGTGGGCAGGATGTAAAGCCGGTGACCATACCGGCCGCATCGGTCATTGATTGGTCAATTGATGCACCTCGAATAGGTGATCGTGACAGGCCACTGGCTGATTCCACTATGCGACGTATTCGACGTGGTCTGGAAAAGTATGGTGCTTTTTTGATCACTTACTACAGTCGAGATGACACCAGTAGTTCGCTGCGGCTGCCACTGCCTACAGTGCTAACCGAGAGTCGGATCGGGTTGGTCATGACCTACAACAATAATCCGACGTATAAGTTAACCCACGAACCGTTACCAACTATTACAGCATTAGATCGCAATGCACTGATTGAGCCGGACATTGATGATGTCCGTTTTCGGCTGCTTCAGCCGGACGAATTGAAACTGGGGATGGGTTTCCCTGGCGATTATATCGTACTGGGTACAAAGCGTGACCAGGTGCGCCAGATTGGTAACGCTGTTACAGCGCCGGTTGCTGAGTGGCTCGTCCGGCGGTGTATCGGGAGTCTCGAAGGGAATGCTGCATGAATGACATCTTGTATGAGGTTGCAGCAGTTGCGAAACAGCGTTGCAATCATGAAGAGCATTTTGTGCGGCTCAATGGCGCTATTCGCTGGTTGCATACCTTGAAGGCTGTAATCTGTATCACGCTACGCCGCTATTGCAATGATCGGACAGTCAGTGTTTATGGCGACACCATTACCGCAGCCGTGATGCGAGATGGTGTCGAGTATCCACCATCCGAGCCTACGTCCTACTGGTATGAAGAAGGGGACTCGGTGAATGGTGTTCCGGGCTATTACATCACATTTGGGGACGGTCGGCCTGCCAAGAAATTTTACGCCGATGAAATCGAGGTGCTTAACAATGGGTGATTTTGCACGGTTACAAGCAATCCTGAATCGCGATCCTGCCAAAGTAAGCGCGAACGATGTAGCATTTTTGCAGGAAATAGTTTCGCGACTACTAGATGACAAAATCCATCAGGTGCTACGGTGGGGTGTCAGTTGGGATGGTTTGACCACATACCAGCAGTATATCCTGAAAGCAGCGAGACACGGCTCGTCCGTCATGCGCCACGATGAAAGCAAAGTGCGTGAGGCGAGAGAACTCGAAAGCATGGGTTTGTTGCAGGTTGAGTTTGACTACAGGCATGCGCATGCCTACATGCTGTACACAACTGCACAGGGCAGGGAGTTACTGAGTCAGGTGGGTGAGGAATAGGAATGGACATCAGGCAAAAAGACACGAATGACCAATTAGAAGTCGCGCAGATTGAAATCAGCAACCTGCACGAGCGTATCAAGCAGTTAGAGAAAATCCTGTATGACACCACCAGTCTCACTGGCTGGCTGTTGGCGGGCTATTCAATTGATGAGTACGACGCGCTGAGAGATCGCGTTGAAGCGCGAGAGGACGAAGATGGCTGAAGGTAAAAATACAAAAGGGTAAGCTATGGAGAAAAGTCGTGTGGCGGAACTCCGGGAACTGGCTGAGAATTTCGGCGAGGTTTACCCGGAACTCCAATTTTTCGAGTGGATAGAACATTTTATACGGCTGGACATTACCTGGGGGAAATACTCATGGTCAAAGGACTATATCGAGCAGTCGCTAACGCTGGGGCCGCTTCCGGGTGTCACGTATCCAGTTACAGTTCAATCCAGCAATTGCGGGATTATCTACAATTCGGGCAGCTCGGCAGTAACCGATCTGGATAAAGTCGGATTTTTCGGGCTGGAATATGCCCGGCAGCTTGAGAAGCAATTTTTGAAGCATCGCCCGGCACTTGCACAGCATGTCCTCGCAGCAGCGATGGCAGATAAGATCGTGCAATACAGTGACCGCTTGCCGCAGGATACCCTTGCGCTTTCGCTGCGCGATACTGTCCAATGGGTGTGCCAGTCTGAACAGGATGCCAGCAACGCGATCAACGAATTTATCACGGCTGAACTGCCACACGTCTTGATGGAAATCGTCAGCCGAAACGCAGATTTAGACCTGGCTATCCAGTACGCAATCGCACCACTGCGCGATGGTGTTGGGTCGTTTAAACCGGAGTGGCTTTTAGGAGCCTTCGACGCATTTGAATAACAGGCAATGTCTTACACCGTGTAAGATACTGCGTCAATCTCACGCCCCCGCACAATGCAAACAGCGCTGGTATCTGCCGGGGGCTACAGGTGGCAAAAACGGTGCTGTCCTAAAAAAGTAAATACCACTTGACTTTGTGTATACAACCATGCTATACTCTGTATATACAAAGTCAAACAAGGAGCATGAAATGAACCAGCAATTTAGCAAAGTCGCAGAAACATGGGAAGAAGAATACAGCGTAAGAGTGTTCAACCCGAAAACAAAGACTTTTACACCAGTAAACTTTAACGACACACGCGGGATTGCAATCCCACAACGTAACAGCCTGTTAGACCCGGCGAAAATCGCAGAAGCGCAAGCAGCGCACGACTGGATTACTGAGCAATTCGCAATGGCGCACAACCGCTAGACCAACCAACCAACGCAAACGCCTAATCACACCAGCCCGGCATATCTGCGCCGGGCCAATACGAAACATGGGAAGGTGCGCGAACACCTTCCCATGCGAAAGCTAAGTGCAAAGCACCTAACCTAACCTGACAATCTGTATATACAAAGTCAAATAAGGAGCATGAAATGAACACCTACAAAATCGAAATCGAAACGGTTGAAAAGCCGGTCGAAACGATCACGCCACACAAGGGCGGGCGGACTGAACGCGTCAACTTGCGATTGACGCCGGACGAACTGGAACAACTGGACACCGAACGCGGCGCTCTCAGCCGCTCGGATTACGTGATGTATCTCGTGGCGCGGGACATGCAATACGTCCTGCCCACGCAGCAGGAATGGGACAGCGCATTCCTGGACTTCGACGGTGACGGCCAAGACTTGATTGCAGATGTTAAGCACGCAATCAATCGCAGCAAGGTCAGCATCAGCGACGTGCTGGCGGCACTGGAAAACACGCGCTGGAAAGATAGCGTGTTCTACCTCAAGCTGAAAGACAAATCCAAGTAATCAACCTTACCAGCCCGGCATATCTGCGCCGGGCCAATACGAAACATGGGAAGGTGCGCGAACACCTTCCCATGCGAAAGCTAAGTGCAAAGCACCTAACCTAACCTGACAAAAGGATAACACATCATGACCGTTCCCACACATAAGACCCACTACTGCCGCGTCTTCGGCCAGCCACTCGACGCCGCCGCGCAAGAATGCAGCCCACGCCAGGCGGCCCGGCTCGGACGCCTGGCGTACTTGATACTCACATGCCGCACGCCCGGCTGCGACCTCAACGACGTTACCTTCACCGAGCTATCGTATTACAGCATGACAGACGCGGAACTCGAACCCTATCGCGGGATGGTGCGGAAACTGAACAATCGCACCTGATTAATCTTCCGCCTCAAGCTGAAAGAACGTAGCAGTTAGGGGATAACCCCCGCACAATGCAAACAGTGCGTGGCATGCCGGTTTAGCTACCCCCCTCTACCACGCGCTCACGGCACAAAACACTGACAGAATCAAAAACGCCCCCCTACATTAACGATGGGGGGCGTTGCACTTCAAATCCGCAACCGTTGCGGTTATTGCATATTGGCGAGCTTCTCGTCAATGGCGTCCAGTTCTGCCTGATACATCGCAACCTCATTGGCAGCCAGCGCTTTTTTGTACTGCACAATCTGCCGCCACCATTCCAGGATCGACGGATCATGACGTGGTGGGGCAGGGGGTTCCGGCTGCGGTGGGGGATCAGGCTCCGGCTGCGGTGGCTCATACGGCTTCCCGGCATCCGGGCGCGGCCCATGCCCTTCGATGTAGGGTACATACTCGTCAGCCCAGAGCTGTGCCCAATCATCGGTGTAGGTGAAGGGGTTGTACAGACGATACCAATCCCGCTCATCGTTGGGCGTATGCCAGGTAATCTGGAAATCAGCATCGCCAATCCAGTATCCCAGCGGTTTCCGCAGTTCGTGCCGCCACAGGCGCTGCTCGCACAGCGCCCGTGCCCCGTCCCACCCCTGCTGCTCAAACGCCCACTCCCAATAGGGGTACAGTGTCGGAGCGCCATACTGCTTCCCGCCCACGCATTTGCTGTCAACCAGTTGCTGCGCTTTCGGAAAGTTCCTTTCCATATCGGGGATGCGATCCCAGCCGGACTCCGTACAGGCCCCATCTGGCGGCCCATAATTCTGGATGCCCATGCGTTCTGCCAGCGAATACATCCGCGACCAGAAGCGTACCAGCGTGCCCAGATGCCAGTTGTCGGTCATGTCGTCATCGTAGACTTCACCCGGCGTTTTCCAGGTTTCCGGCTGGAGATGCTCGCGCCAGCGGTGATCGTCCATCCACTCCCCATCAACGGATTGCGAGAGGATTGCCGGGCCGTATTCGTGACCGGTAAAGATGAACTGGCTGACCCACCGTCCAGCACCCACATACACGCGCTTGTTGTGGCGTACTACGAATTCGGTCAGCATCTCGTCAAACCAGCCACCGTATATGCTGGCAGTCGTGACCACTGCCCCGCCAATGTTGGGCGCTGCAATCCACAGCCCACGCCGGTCGGCCTCGCGAATCAACTCCGCATACCACTTCGACATCCGGCGTGTGTGGGCTTCATCATCGCCTGTCACTGGCTCGTTACCGACGGTCAGCCAGATGTGCGGGTTGATCCCATGACAGACCTCGTGTTGCAGGAAATCCATATGCTCCTGTGGGGATCGCTTCAGCCACAGCGCCGCTTCATCGGCTTTTTCGTAATGCCGGTAGGCGACCACGCCACCCCACTTCGCCAGTGTATCGCGGATAGCAATCACGATGTTCTCATTGCCGCGCCGGGGGTCTAGCCCGCCCAGGCACAATACAAAGCCGGGCCGCAGCTTTTCCAGCCAGCCCAACAGCCACGCACGATTACGGGCCGGATCGTCATACGGCCCGTACAGATTGCCATGCGTGGTGTTGATATTCCACCCGGCGGTAGAAATCTTGCTATTCGGCATCGGGCCGCTCAAAGCTTTTCTGGCTGCCGGGGCGAAAGGGCGCTGTGCCAGGCGTAGTTGCACCTCCCTCTGAACCATCCGAAGGAAAGCGCAGCCTTGCCAGTGTAAGTGCCGTTTGGCGTAACTCGACCAGGATGTCATCAAAGATCGCTTTGGTCTGCCGGGCTTCATCACGGGCGCGATCAATCTCTGCCTGCTGCTTTTCATAAAACCCTTTGGGCACGGATTGATACATGAGCCAGTAACTGACAACCAGCAAACCCACCAGCCCGATACGCTCTAATGTCCCAATCACCGCCCCGGCATTGTCTTCAGTGGGGTCAATCACAATCACGCGGTCATCCCCGCCCCCATTGCCGGGATCAACCGGGACAATCGTGGGGGCCGTCGTCGGTGCAACCGTTACCACCGGCGTGGTTTCCGGTGTCGTTTCCGGCGTCACATCCTGTGCGACCACTGGCAGCGCCAGCAGCAGCATAGCCAATACGATTACCACTACCTGCACAATACGCATCACTGTCTCATCCTCCTGAGAATAACACTTCGAGAAATTTAAGGGCGCTGGCAATCGCCGCGCCCACACCTGGCACAAATAACCAGACTCGCAAAGGAATATTTGTAAAAAAGCCAAATAGTTGTTTGGGCAGTGCAGCCCAGAACGCCCGCCGGGCAGCACGCCGGTTCATCTCGCTATCGACCCACTCGCGGATAACCACCACATCCGCCGTTAGCCCGCTGATCTGGCTGTCCACCCCATCAAACTTGCGGGTGACCCGGTCACGTTCTGCAATCACGCGCTCTTCCGCTTCCTGCCGGATGGCCTTGAGGCTTTCGTTAATGTCCTTCAGTGTGGAGCGAACCGAGGGCACATCCGGCTCGGTCGGGTCGCCTTCGATTTTTGCGTGATTCTCGTTGGCAATCGCCAGCGCGTTGCTGACATTGCCACGCACCGCATCCAGCCCCCGGTTGAGCGAGTCGATCAGGCCCCGATCCTGCCGGCGGTCGTCCTGATACGTTGACAGCACCCCCTCCATGCGTGCAACGCTGGTCACCATCTGGCTGAAGCTGGACTGCATCTGCACCATCAGGTGCTCGCGCCGGTTGGCCGCTTCCGCCATTGCCCCCAGTTGCGCCATAACCACATCGGTGCGCTCGGCGCTTTGCTGGTGGTCTCGTTGCAGTTGTTCCATGTAAATGGCGAATTCCTCCCGCGTCAGCACCCGCGTCATGGCCGCATCAATCTCAGCGCGAATGGCTGTATTCAGTTGTTCTTCCGTGAGTGGGGGAGGTGGCTGTGTCACTGCTCAGGCGTTGCGGTTAAGGCTGCCGGTAGCGTGCTGTTGGCAGCTTGCGTCTGCCGGGCCTGCACGGAGATGGTGGGCTGTGTGCCCTGGACGTAGGTCGTGCCCAGTTCAGTCTGCACCGGGTAGCAAACATCCTGCGCGATAACCGCCAGTTGGCAGTTGTACTGCTGCAAGATAGCCTGGATTGCGGCAAATGCCGCCTGTTCGCGTTCTTCCCTTGACATACTTTCTGGCATAATCACTCCTGATCCTGATCCCCGACGAGTGCCGCCAGCACCCGTGCCATTTTGCGTAATAAAACGAATTGCTCAGCTTCGCGGGCCAGCAGACGCCCAACAATATCCTTGATCTCTGCGTTGGTAGCAGTTGGCAGCGCCGCCACGTCGTTCGCATTGGCCTGCCTGCCGGTGTCGATAATCTGCAATGCATTGTCCACATTGCGCCTGGTGATCTGCGACAGGTCAATCCCACGCTGGGCAATGGCGTCCCGTTCTGCCTGCACCTGTGCCATTACCGTGTCATATACCGCCTCGACCTGCGCTTCAGTGGGGGGGTATACATCAGCAAATGCCGCTGTGGGATAGCTCACCGGCAGCTCGGCATAGGTGCTGGCAGCGCGATTAGTATTGTTGGGGATGTCATCGCGATCTGCGTAGATTGTATTGATAAACAATCCCCAATAGCGTTTGACATACTCAAACTGCTCTGCTGTCAGTGCCATTTATGCAACCTTCCATAGCACATAATTACCGTAAATTTCTTCACGCCCGGCGATATTAAAAGCAGTGCCCAAACCGCGACTATCGGCCCATGCCACACTTGAATAAGCGCGAATTTCAATGTTTTTTGTCGTCGCTAGTGTGAAATACCAGTACCCAATCACCAAACGACTACTCTGTGAATTCGGAACTTGCACACCGCCCTCTTGATTATCAATGTCAACCGCATCGGTTGCGTTGTACAGGTAGAGATATTGATCGCCACCTGAGTTGTTGTTGTTCATATAGTGATAGGCAAAAAGTGCATAACTACCACTGGCAAGCAGCATCTGGTTGCTAGCAATTGAGACAATGCCATCCGGGTCATACGTTTCGTCTGTGATGGGTAGCGTATTTGCCCCGGATGCGATTGTACCCCCGTTGGTGTTTTGCGCCTCTTTGTGCATCAGCGTCGCAATGGATGCGCCGCTACTGCTGCCCCCGCTGGTCTTGTACGCGATCACCGCCCCGGCAGCAATCTTCATCAGCTTCATGGTATCGTTGCCGGAGATGTCTACATCGGCGCCCCCCGGCAGGATAATCTTGTCCGTCGCCCCGCCAGCATTATGCTTGACCGTAATCGTGTCGCCGCTGTCGGCCCGGATCACGCACTCATCACCGACATCCAGCCCGCTGACTTCAATCAGGTCGTCGCTTGTGCCGGACTGTGCGGCGATAATCAGATGGCGATCACTGCCTGCCGTCGCAACATCACTCGCCAGCGTCTTGACCACCCCCGCGCCGAAGTCCGGCAGGGTCAGCGCCCCCGGCCCGCCGATTGCCACCCAGCTACTGCTGTCGTAAAACTCATGCTGGCCGGAGGTGGTGTTATAAATCACCAGCCCTTCCGGCGGGGTGCTGATCGCGTTGCGCTGCGTGGTCGTCATCCGGGGCCACAGAATCCCCGCGCCGGTGCTGTCAAACTGTGCAATCGCCGCCGCATTTTTGCTGCCCGATCCCAGGTATAGCGAGCCATCTCCGGCTATGTTCCCGCTGTCATCAATCCCAATTGCCGAATCTTGCAGCCCGCCGGTGCTGGTATCCCATCGAGCAATGCGCTCATCCGTGACGCCCACCGGTAAAATGTCGGTGATGGCCTGATCCAACTGCCCCAGCGGGGTATTCAGATTGGCACTCGTCAGCGCCGCCTTGAATGCGATTGGGGTATGGTAATTACTACTCATCTAATCGAACTCCAGGTAGCAGCGGGCAAAGTCCACATTGCGAATGGCATTTGTAAGCGTGATGGGTCGGAAGACAACGCCCAAATCCTGCGACGCTGAAATGGCCGCACTGCCGGGATTATCATCCGCTGCCGCAGTACCCGCTGTCAAATCCTCCACCATGTACACTGCCCCCGCATCGCGCCAGAACGATAAGCGGTAGGTGTGCTCTGCTACTACTGCAATGCCGCTGTCGCCTTCTACCTGCCCGACGCCGCTGCCATCGGCAGTCACAAACTGCCAGTTAGTATCCGGCACGCCGGTGCTGTAGCGAAAGCCTATAAAGACCACGCCAACCCCAAAGGTATCAACATTGCTGGGATTGGTTGACGCCAGCCCCAGCCAGAAGCGCAGACTCGTGATGTCCGCTCCCATCCGCAGCAACACGCTGAAATAGGGGGTATGATCGAGGCGCGTCAGATTGAATCCGGTTTGAAACCCCGCATAATTGCCACTGGTGGCTGTCGTAGGGAAGCGCACCATTGGCGCATCGGCATTGTTGGCGTTGCTTGGCGAATTAGAAAACGATGGGTTGGCGACCCCAATCCCCAGCGGCGATGCGTTGCTGCCCTGAATGATGGCATGCCCGCGCCGCGTGGGCTGCGTCATGATGTCCAGCTTGTATTCGCCGTCGCCAAATTCTGTATATTCCGCTGGTGTCACCAGACTCCGGCGCGGCGTCCAGATGCGATTGGGCAGCACCCGATTGTCAGATAGCGTGGGGCTATCCCCCAACCCGGTGATAATCTCCGGCCCAGCTGGTTGTAACACAATCCAGTACGAGGTGCTCGGCGGGCGGAACAGCTTGATTTCAGCCCACTGGTTAATCAGCCGGATGTCATAATCCGGCAAATTGCTAAATGCATCGATGTACGGCGTGCAATAGATATTGCCCCCGCTGGCATTGGCCTTGATCGTAATGTCTGCACCCAGCGCCGGGCGCAGGTACAGTATTTGCCCCCCCACACCCCCGTTAATGGTATCCAGATCACCATTATTGGTGATCCGGTAGGTGCTCTGATCGCTGCTGATGGTGATTGCCCCGCCGCTGATCGCAACCGTTTGCTCGTCGAAGACCCCGATCTTGTCTGCCTGGATCGTTTGCAGGCGTTCAGTCCCATCCAGGATGTCTGTAACCGCCTGATCCAGTTCGCCCAGCGGCGCGTTGAATGTGCTGCTATTCGCTGCTGAATTGAACGGGATGGCTGTATGGTAATTGGTAGACATATGCCTCCTATGTCACTGCAATCGGCTGGATGGTGACCAGCATATCAACGCCGAACTGAATCTCCCCGCGACCGGATGCCGCGTAGAATGTGACGGTATGGTTCTGCTGGAAGCCGCCAGTGGCATTCAGCAGAATGTCGGTGATGTCCACCTCGACATCCACCGCCGCATTGCTCGATGCCCAGGGGCCGCCCAACTGCGCGGTCACATCAACCCCGTTGATCTCAACCCCGATCCCCTGCGGATGCACGGTATCGGCGAAGATGTCGTAATTCAAGTTGTGCGTATGCGGCGGGATTGTGACCTGGTGCGTGTGGCTGCCGCCCGGCTGCGTCTCGAAAAACTGTGCGCTTGCACTCACATCCGACTGTGCATCGAAGTGATACAACAGCCCGCTGGTCTGGTCGAGGATGGTAAACCGTCGGGTGTTCAGTGGCCCCTGCAATGCCGTCCCATCCTGGCTACGCAAAATCAGGTGCTCATGCGGCGTCGATGTGGTGGTCTCGGTAGAGCCGCCGCCGCTGGCCGCCCCCGACGCGCTGCTCTTTAATGGCGACGTTACAAAGCGCAGGATGGCATAATTCAACCGCAGCACTTCCTCTTTAATCCGCACGCTGAATTCCGGGTTCACCCGATTGGCGGGGGTCGCGTCCCCTTTGATGCGCTTCACATATGGCCCAATGGGGGAGTAGGATAGCGTTGCCGGGATATGCACCTTCAAACTGCGGAGATCGTGAATGACTCCCAGTACGACATCGCTGTCTGCCGTCCGGCGGGCATCCACATTGGTAATCGAGATACTGGCCGTGCGATCCCCGGTTGATGCGTTGCGGCTGCGAGTGATGTCCATGATCCAGAAGTCCTGATCGACATCGATGTATTTGTAGTTTTCAACCATCCCCCGGTATTGCAGCCGGATTTTCTGACCGACCTTAACCGCTTTCCGCAGCCCGCGCACATCCACGCTGTATTCAATGCGCGGTTCCAGGTGCTTTCCGATATACGCTTCAGCAGTCAGCTTCAGCGCATTGGCAGCATTTTCCAGGTTAGCCGGGCTGTTGGTAATTGGCCTGATCTGCGGGAAGGTCAGTACCCGCACGCGCCTACCGTATGCTGCTACGCTTGCATTATCTTCAATATAATAGTAGAAACTGCCGTCCTGGTTCTGTGCGGACAGCACCGTGTATGTGCCCAGGGTGGCATTCTCAATCGTTAGCTGGCTGACCCCCTGCCCAAACCCCAGCGGGATAATCGAGTTGTAAATCTCTTCCGACTCTTCGACCAGCGAGATGCTGTTGACCAGCGCCACTTCCGGGTGCTGGGCGATGGCGGTCTGGATTTGCCCGCGCAGGCGTGTCAGGCGCACCGGCGCAGTCTCGCCAAATGCGCCGAATTCCAGCAGGGCAGGGGGCTGTAGGCGGTAATGCCGCCCCCACCTGTCGCGCAATTCATCAATTGCAACCAGCGGGCTTTCGCCCTCATAGCTGACGGTGGTATTGCCAATGCCCGCTTCAACATCGACCGCCCAGCCGGACAGCACGCCGATCAGGTCAGCGATAACGCTGTCAACCGCTTCGTTATTGTACGTCCGCCTGAATCCGACCGTCGCCCGGCTCAGTTCCCGCAGCCGGTCGTAAGCATTGACCACCAGCAACGCTTGCCCTTTGGTCTCCTGGATTTGCTTATCCTTAAAGAGGAAGCGCCCCAGGTAGCCATCGACCTCATCGTAGATGTCGAACTGCACCCCACTGGTGATATACTCCGTGCGTGGGTCACCGGCAGGCATCACGAATGAGGCTTCGCCAATCTTATCCAGCCGCCGGGTGTCATTCAGTTGCGTGGCTGTGACTATCGGCCCTGGCCCCAGCAGATTGCCGGAAGCATCCAGGATGTCAATCCGAAATGGGGATACTTTAGCCATTTAGAGATAGTGCCTCGCCCACGCCCATCGCAGCGTCACACTGCCGGAGATGCTGTCAGATGTCACTTCGATGTCGTTATCCCCCAGATCGAGCAGCATCCAGTCCAACTGGCTCGCGCCAATCGTCAGGTTGCTGTAATCATCGCTGCCATTGAGCATGACGCTCTTGGTCAAAAAATCGATTTGCAGACGGTCACCGGCAGACAGCGTGCCGCTGTAGGTCAGCAGCATCTGGTTGCTGGTGTTGGTGATGACCGGGTTTTCGATAGATGCCCCGGCTCCCGGCTCGATCAGAATCGCGCCCGCCGGAACGACCGCGCCGCCGTCATTGTCAATCGTAAAGCTCTCGGACGTGGTCGTCAGCGTTTGCGTTTCGACATTGCCCGCATCCAGGAACAGGCCCGTATCCAGGAACAGGCCCGTATCCAGATACCAGGGTTCGTCAGCTGACGCCAGCCAGTAGGGATAATCCTGACTCCACTGGATCACAATCGCCTGATCGCAGTCATAATCACGGGCGATGGCGTTGCGCTGGAAGGCTTGCAGCTTGGCCCAGGTCTGCCACTCGGTGGTATCATCCCGCAGCTTGGCCTTCAGGATCAACCGGCCCTTGCCCAGTTCTTTTAGTAATTCCTGCAACGTGCTGTCGATGCTGCTGAAGATACGCACCTGTCGCGATACGCTGCCGGGCTGCAATACCAGATTGCTGCCATCCTGATCGAAGCTGCCATTTTGCAGCATGATCAGCGCCGTGCGTGCCTGCACCGGCAGGCTGTCCGTGCCATCATTCTGCGGCAGTACCACGTTGCCAAATTGTGTCAGTCTCATCCGACCTCAACCCCCGCATTCCGCAGTGCGCTGACCATCATTCGCCCGGCTTCATTGGCCTCTTCCTGGCTGCCAAATCCGCCTGCCGGTACATCAATCGTGATGTAATTGACCGTCTGCGGGCCGCCCATCTGGTCAGCATTGGGATACATCGTGCCGCTTTGGTTGGGCACAAACAGTTCTGGCTGTGCCCCCCGCCCGATCATGACCGGTTGACCGGCCCGTACTGGGCCGCCAAAATCGCGAACAATTGTGCCACCCGCCGCAGCTAGCCCTGCTGAAAACAGGCTCTGGAAAAGTCCGCCAATACCACCGCTTTCCTGCCCTTGCTGGAATGAATTCTGCAAGGCTCTCATACGATTGGCTGCGGCTTGCCCGGTTGTTATCTCACCGCTCTCGATCATGCGCCGCTCGGTATCAATGGCCTGGTTCATCACATCAATGGCACTGTTCCACTGTGCAATAACCCGTGAGATTTGCCCAATCAGTTTCACCAGCCAGCTAATGACATCGCGAATCGCTTTGATAATCCCATCGGCGAACGCTTTTACGCCGGGGGCTATCGCTTCCCAGATACCGGCCAGCAGATTGATAATCGGTTCCAGCACGTTATGCCACAGGAATTCCAGCACCCCCTGGATAGCTGGTATTCCTTCCTGGACAAACCAGTTGAAGACATCACCCAGCGCCGGGCTGATCGCTTCCCAGATACCGGACAGGAAATCGACCACTGGAATCAGCACGTTATTCCAGAACCATTCCAGCGCCCCGCGAATCCAGGGCAACCCTTCCTTCGTGAACCAGTTCCGCAATGCGGTTAACGCCGGGGAAACCGCCTCCCAGATGTCCGTTAGCCAGCCAATCAATGTTTTAATCGCCGGGATGACTGTCCCGCTGATGAATTCCAGGATCGCTGGCAGGGCTTCGTACAGAAACCAGTTTGCCAGTTGCCCCAACGCTGGCCCCACAACCGCCCAGATGTCGCTCAACCACCCGACAAAGGATTGAATTGCCGGGATGACCGCGTTTTCCAGCAGCGAGCGCACTGCCGGGAGGAACTCATCCAGGAACCAGCTACCCAGCATCGTCAGCGCCGGGGAGACAAACTCCCACGCATCGGCCAGAAAGCCCAGGAACCCCTCGACTACCGGCATCACATTATTCTCAATGAAGCTAACGATCCCCGGTAGAATATCTTCTGATACCTGCTGCCCGAATTCCTGCAACCCTGGCAGCACATTTTCGGTGATAAACGTGCGGATGCCCATGAAGTCTGCTTCCCACGCCTGCCGGAATACGGAAATGCCGGAGATCAACAGACCGATTGGCCCCAGGGCCGTCATTAGTGCGCGGCCCATGCCGAACAGCGCCGGGACGACCACTGACGTGATCGCGATACCAACGCCCATCAGCACATCTTCCAGCTTGATATTGTCCTGCACCCACTGGGCGATCCGTGATGTGATTGGCGTCAGGAATACGATCAACTGCTGAATTGCACCGGCGATGCTGTTAATCACAATCGCCACATTGCGCGGAAAGATATTCAGCATCATTTGCTGGAAGGCTTCCAGCGGCGGCACACCGGCCTGGATAGCTTCGGTGAAAGACTGAAACTCATCGATGGCACGCCCCACCCAGGCAACCGCCCGCGCAATCGCCCGCGCAATCGGCTGTAAAATCCCCGGTAGGTGGGTCAACCAGTCACTCAATGTTTCCCCATCAACCAGCGCTGCTCGAATGATCCGTATAAAGTTAGTAAACGCATCGATAATAGGCGTTATCAATGGCGCTGCCCGCTCGCCAATTGTGATGAGCAGTGCCTGGAACGATGCCTGGAATTCTCGCAGCGATTGCCCAATGCCCTGGTTCATCTGGTTAAAGGCGTTTTCGGTTGCCCCAGCACTGTTCTCCATTTCTTGCAGATTGCGATTGAACGATTCTGCCCCTGCGCCGGTCAGTGCCAGCGCCGCATTGCCCGCTTCGACTGACGAAAACAGTGCGCTAATGCTGACGCCGGTGGCATCCGCTTCCGCTTCCAGCAGCCCCAGCGCTTCCTGCACCGTGCCGCCGCTGGCGATAAACTGCTCAAAACTCTGCCCAGAAATGCGCTCGAAGATTTCGGCCACCTGCGTGCCGGGCCGCGACAATTCGACCAGCAACTGGCGCAACTGCGTGGTTGCCACGCTGGTGGGCGTGCCCTGTGCCGTCATCGTTGCCAGCGCCGCCGTAATTTCGCCGAACTGCACCCCAACTGCCGATGCGGTTGGGATTACATTGAACAGCGAATCGGACAGTTCCTCGAATGTCGTTTTCCCCAAACGCACTGCCGTGAACATCAGGTCACTGGCTTCAGTGGCGTTGATGACATCCGCGCCATAGGCATTGACAACCGACGTGATACCGTCAATCGCAGTTTGGAGTTCGGTGACGCCACCGAGCGCCGCCTGCTGTGCCACTTCCAGGAACTCAAAGACGTTATCCTGCGGCACACCGGCAGACAGCGCCTGGTACAGCGCCGGGACAACCTCGCTCGGCAGCGTGCCGAAAATCTCGCTGAATTGCAGCACATCTGCCGACATGCGATTCATCGCATCCTGCGAGATGCCCGGCAGCAGGGTGAACACCTCATTCATCTGGCGTTCAAACTGTGTAAACTGCCGGATGCCCACCGTCGTCATACCGGCAATCGCGGTCGATGCTGCTGCCGCCCCCGCCGTGACAATCTGGAACGAGCGTTGGAACGAGCGCCCCGTATCGCGCAACACATTATTCAGCACCGACGACGCCTGGTCATTGGCGGTTATGACAATCTCGATAGTGTTACGGCGTGGTATCAGCTTGCTCCAGTTGCTTGATCTTCTGTTCCAGCTTGATGATCTCTGCCTTGATATAGTTGGGAATCAGTAATTTCGGGTCCATCTTGCCTTTGGCTTTGCTGGCCTGTTCCCGTGCCCGATCCTCCGCATCCTGCTTGCGCGAGATCGCATTCTGCACCGCCATATGGCGCATCAGCGTATCGTAGTCCTCGCGGGCCAACTGGCTTGGCAGGCAGTGATAGGTTTTGCAGAGGGTGTATTCAACCAAATCCCAGGGGGCCGGATCGCGCTCACCCTCATCGCGCTCATCAGCCAGCCAGTTTAAGATTTGGAGTTCGAGTTTTTTTCGGCGATGCCGTTGCCGCCCTGCATGGCTTCCGTGATAAACCGAAATTCCTCGACCGTCAGTTCGGCCAGTGCATCCGGGTTCCCGTGTGGTGAGGGCAGCGGATTGTCATCATCATCCACCAGGTTCCACTCGACCACGTATTCGGCGAAGAATTCGCGCCCCAGGCGCTCAGCCTCCATCGGATCGGCACTACCATTTTGCAGTGGGGTCAGTTTGGCCTGAAACGCCTGGGTTTCCTTGAGCGTCATGCTCTTGATGAGCACATAAGCGCCTTCACCCTGAATCGGGGAGGCGTCAATGCGCTTCGTGCGTTGCCGTTTCGGCATGGTGTTATCCTCTTAAATCGAACGATGTGATGATTGCGAGCCGTTAGCTGGCAATCGTGCTGAAGGACAGTTCGCCGTCGGTCACCATCCGGCCAGTGACGACTACCGGATCAGCGTTACCCGCTTCCACCGGGAAAGAGTATTCTTCCAGGCGGACTTCGCCTTCGTAGCGACGGCTGCCCACTTCGCTGTTGGGCATGTCCATGCGGAACGTGCGACGACCGCCAGCCTGGAACCATTGCTCCAGCAGCGCCCGCGCTTCGCCGGTTGCCGTTGTCCACAGCGACGAGAAGTCAATCGTGCCGTCCTTTTTACATTCTGTCTTGACGGCGAAATCGCCCTCGAACGTGAAGGCCGCCCCGATGTCTTTGGTCAGATTCAGCGATGCGGTGGTCGAACTCCCTGATACATCGAGCAGCGTTCCCGAATCGTCATCGATGTAAATCCGCGCCGAACAAGCATTCTGTGCAGTGGTTGTCTGAGGCATGGTTAATCTCCTGTACTCACCTCAATAAACGATAGTGCAAGGCAACTGCCCGCTCAGCAGTGCCCTCAACTGCCGGACTGTTTATCGTCCGGCTGTAACCAGGTGTCGATAATTTCGCGCTTGTATCGCGCAATCGTTTCTTGCTTCACGCGCAGCCAGTCAGCCAGCTTGCGATTATCCGTTTCGAGGAAGTCGCTGGCGGTTGATATGCCGTGCGCTTCCAGCCGCTTGGCGCGTGTCGTCCAGCCCGGCAGTTGCGCCAGCGGCGGCGTGCGAACCGGCGCGATTGCTCCGACCGTAACCAGCGCGTCAATTTGCTGCTGGCTAAATGCCCGCTGCAAGATACTGCCCTTGCGGACAAGCCGGTTGCCGATGTAGAGATTGTCCAGTGCTCGATAGTATGGCATGGCTAAAACACCCTGATATTCAATATCCATCTCACGCCGTTGTACTGCTCGTTGGCATACTCGAAAATCGCCCGCTGCGCTGAGAAGCTGAACGCCTTCACTCCGTCCAGACCGAAAAACGGCGCTGAATCCTGTGCTTCAAACACCGCCGTAACCTCGTCGATCAGCGGGTACATATCGGCCAGGATTTGCTTGCTGTGCGCCCGGCGTGAGGTATACAGATCAACATGGTAGACCAGATCAGTCTGGCGCACCCCGGCAGTGAATGTCGAACGTTCGGTCGATGTCGTTGGATCCTGTTCCAGACTTTCCCAGTAGACTTGCAGCAGCGGCCAGTTGACGATGTTTTCCGTTATCTCGTTATAGTCCTGCGCTTCCTTTACGTTGACCCCCGCCAGCGCATCGCGGATCGCAGTGTTGATCTGCGCTATCGTGATCGTTGCCATTTATTTGCTCACAATCCGCTCAACCGTCCGCCCCAGGATATTCGCGATCTGGTCTTCATTCTGCTCAAGCGCACGCTGCAAAAAGCGCCGCGGTTCCAGACCGCCGCGCCGGGCAATCGCCCGTGCCACGACATAGGCGCTCATCCGGTGGCGGCGTGCCCACTGGCGCAGGGCGCTCGCTGGTGGGCGGTGGGGTGGGCGGCCCACAAACGTGCCCGTACCGAGTTCCATGAAGGGTGCATAGAACTTGGTAGAGCCAACCGTGCCGGTGACCCCACGCCGCGAAGAAAACACGCTGGGCGTGATGTCCGCTCGCAGCGCCCCGGTATCAACCGGCGCAAAGCGCTTGGCATCGCGGGTGACAATCAGTGTCGCCTGCTGCATCCCACTCCGCATGTCGCTGCCGTGCAGATCGTCTGCTACCTGCTCCAGCTTGCGCTTGGTCTGGGCCAGCCCCTGAATATCGACGTGCAATGGCATCAGCGCATCCCAATCGCCGGTTTAACCAGCCGCGATTTGTCGAGAATCATCTGTGTCACCGGATCAAGACCCTTTATATAGCGCGTTTCACCGGTCACATCATTGCCAATCGCATCGGCCCAGGCCGCTTCGCCGCGCTTGAATAAGCGTGTCGCCTCGATAATCGTGGCCTGCTTGACGCGACTCGGAACCGTTACCGCATAGCCCCACTTGGCCTTGACGCGCACGGTCGGTACAGCATAGCGCTGGCGGCGCTCATGATACGCATCGTAGACCGGTCGGAAGCCGGTCAGCGTGTTATAGCGCCCCGATGTGAAATGCGAGTAGCTGCCCGCCGGTGCAATCATGATCTGCGTGTACGGCGTCTTGTTAAAGTTGGGGTGCAGCGGATCACCGCTGAAGGCAATCCAATCGCTGGCCTCCCAGACGGTATAGGTCGTATCGGTCACACTGTCCTTAACAGCCACTTCACTGATTTCGACATTCTCATCAATCCGCTGCCAGCCCCGGCCAGACCCTTCATATTCACGGGCGGTTGCGGCGCTGTCGGCGACAAAGCCATCGGGCCGGTTGCAGTAGCCGTCAATCGCTTCGCTAATTGCGTCCAGCAGAATATTCAGTTCGGCATCCGGCATTGTGGTATTGAGCGCATCGGACTGCGCCCGCACCTCTGCCGGTGTGGCGTAGGGATGGTTAGGCATGCTCACCCTCTATATGACCGACTTTTTGCAACACAGCTTTCAGGCTGCGCTTGCTCATGATCTCTTTTTTGACCAGTCGCCATTTGTACGGTGTGTAGAAACCGTAACGATCGCCGTACTCCGTGCCTGGGATTACATATTCCAGGCAACGCTCTGACCAGAACCAGCGGTGGGTGGGGTCATCGTGGATGGTAGGGCTGTAATGCAGCGGATACTTCAGGTGCAGATGGCCCGCCGGCTTTAGCAGCCGCCAGCATTCGTTCAGCGACTCAATCAGCGTCAGCGTCAGATGCTCCGCTGCATCAATCATATGGATGGTCGTAAACTGCGCGTCATCCCAGGGCCAGGGCGTGATGTTCAGATCGTGCGTCACCGTAATTTCTGCTCGATGGCGGTGCAGGTCATGGTTGATTGCACCGTTAATCAACCGGTTCCCGGCTGCCAGATTGAGCACCTCACTGCCCATAGCCTGCATACACCTTTCGCTTCCCCCAACGGCGAGCAGTGGCCGGGTAATGCCGGATGCAGATCGCTTTCTCCGGCGGCTCGTGCCCGATGGTTGTATTCCATTCTGTACCCAGCAGGTACAGTTTTACCGGATGGCGATACAGCGCACGGTCGAGACCGGGCTGATCCTTTTTCCCCCAGCGCAGCCACTCACGATGCCACCCGGCCATCAAATGCTGAATGGCAGCACAGCGCCGGAACGCAAACACGCCGCCCTGAAGCTGGAGCAGATTGCCGGTTCCAAGCTGTTCAATCGTGGCCGCAATTTCCGCTTTGTTGTCTGAGCGGAACATATTCTCGACCAGTGCATATTTGGGAGTTGTCAGGCAGAACACCAGTTCCCAGCCGTCCTTTAGCAGATCGAAAAATAGTTTGATGTCCGGCCCTACCATTTCCGTATCGGCATCCAGGTACAGCACATACTGCCAGTGCGCCGGAACCAGATCATACAATCGCGTCTTTGCCGTGCGCCCGCCATAATCCACATCCGGGTGGTAGAGGAATATATCTTCCCCGGCAGCTAACTCGCTGTCGGAGATGACGGCTACCTCCACACCTGCCGGTAGATATTGTTTGGCAGACTGCACCGCCCAGGTCGCGCACTCACGCGCATTATCCCCGTAAGCCACATACACAACGCCGCAGGTATCCGAATCCGGCATATCCAGCAAATCGCGCATCGCCCGTTCGTGATCGCGCTGCCAGAACACCGAATCGAATTGCAGTATCCCGGAGCGCAGCAGATCGGGGTTTGCATCTGCATTCAGCGCCCGCTGAAGCGCCCCCACCATATCATCGTAATCACCGGCGATATAGCGTTCAATCCCGACATCATCCGGGAGTTCATCGAAGATACCCACACCATGCGGGATGACCACCTTCACGCCACATGCCAGTGCCTCAAGCACCGGGTAGCCAATACCCTCGATGTTGGATGTACACAGATAAACATCCAGACCCTGGAAGAAGCGGGGCAGATCGCGGTAATCATACCGCCGGGTCGGAACCGGCCATCCGTCGCCGGACGCCACCAGGTCAATCCTGAACCGCGTGTCCGCCGCCAACTGTTTGACCAACCCTTCACCCTTGCGCCCCCCGGCATACACAAAGCCGGAAACGCCCACATGAGGCTTATCCGCAATCGTTGCGGATTTGGCAATCGTGAAGTGCTCTTTTTCGAGCGGGGGCGTCACTTTGTAGGTCGGGCCATAGTGCTGTAATTCCGCAATGTATAGCTCAGCACTGGTCAGGCGCAGATCGGCTGCCGCTGCGACCTCGTTCCAGACATTGACTTTGCCCGGCTGCGACAGGTCTTTGTGCGTAAAGTAGGCCGCTGTTTGAGTGGCGCTGAAGCCGCGATGCTTGCGATATTCCAGGTACGGGAAAAAGTAATTGACATCCGCTGAAGCGTCCGGCGTGCTGCCAATCGTCCACCCATCCATACTGCCCAGCGGGTGTGCCAGCCGGTCGAGGATTCGTTCACCCTTATGATGTACACTGACGACATGCACACGCATCAGCTTGTCCTCGCCTGCCCGAAGTGGTGATTGATAACCGCACCATTGTTAAATGGCTGTCCGACCAGATACACCCGCACCGGCACTTGCCGCAGCGAGCGCAGCAGCGCGGCCTGATCCATATCCCGGAAGCGCAGCCACTCGCGATGCCAGACCTCAAACAGGGTTGCGACGCGCTCATTGCGCCGGAAGGCCAGCACGCCCCCCTGAAGCTGCACAGGCCGGTAGCCCAACTCGTCATACGTCAGATCGCGCTCCTCCGCACGGACGTGGGCCAGTAGCCGCGCCCCCTGGTTGACCGATGGCGCAATCACCATATCCCAACCATCATCGAGCATCGCAAACAGGCCCATCACCGAACCGCGCACGCGGGTATCGGCATCCAGATACAATGTCTGCTCGTATGGCGACCAGTCATACAGCGTTGTTTTCAGATACCGGCTGCGCTGCACCGGCCCCGTACCATCTGTCAATGTGTTGACTGTATGTTCCAGGTCGTTATAGCGCTGCAATCCCTGGATGCTCTGTTCAGCTTCGCGCTCAGCATTATCGCCAATCGCGATGTAGCACACCCCACGTCCGGTCGTCATGCCGCCTCCAACCAGTTGGGGGGCAGGGCGCAGAGGATGGGCTTCACTTTATAGATTGCCCGCAGCAGTGCCAGATAATCGTTGCCACCGGTGCGCTCTTCAGCCCAGGCACTGAGCAGCTTCTGGGTCGCCTCACAATCACGGACATACATTGCCCGGTAGTTGTAGACCGGCACGCGCAGGTCACGAATGACCGCTTCCGTTTTACGCCTGTCAGCTGGCGTGCTCAACTGTGCAGCCAGCGTATCATAACTCAACAGCGGAATCGCTATTTCCCAGGTATCGAGCAGCTTGAACCCGACAGGAATCAACTCCGACCGGAAATACGCCGGCTGTTCCAACAACAGAGTTTTTGTAAATGCCAGCGTGGGCTGTTCGCACTCCACAACCTGGATTGGTTTCAGCCGCCCCGATTCTGCTTTGCTCATGCCATAGCCAACCGTCACAACCCCGATGGCCTCACGATCATCGGTCAGCCGGTCGAGTGGCAACCAGGCATGCCCAGCTGCAACCCACTGCATGGCCGTCTGCTTACCGACCTCGACCCAATCGCCAGGGAAGAACCGTTCCGTCTTCCCGCCAATCTCCAGTTGCTGCATGCTGCGTAATTGCACCCACACCGGCATATGCGTCAGCTAGCGTTAGCTAACCACCTCTTCCCACTCAGTGATACCAACCGGTTCATAGCGTGCTACGAACCCAAGCACCAGCACGCTGTAGACACAATTGCCGGATGGCGTGGTTTCGACCCGCATATAGCGGTAGTTCTGCCCACTGGCGCTGGCCGGTTTGCTGAGTTCCTCAGTGCGGATTTCGACCGCTACAATCACGTCATCATCGTCCGCACCCAACTGCGTGATGCTTTTCAGCGTATGTAGATCGCTGCCGCTTTCGTCAGTGGCGATTTCAATGTCAGCGTCCAGCGTGGTCGCGACCGTCCCGCCTTCGATGATGACCACAACGCGGTTGTAGTTCTTCAGGTCGATCCAGGTCGATGCTGGTACATTGGTCTCCGCGCTGCGCGTGCCGGGGGTCAGCTTCGCCAATACCTTATGACATTCGGTGAATTGTTTGGTGTACATGCGATGTACCTCACTCGCTTACGATAAATGGAAACGGGCCACCACCGGCAGCCCGCGTTATCTCACTGTGTCAGATGCGCCTAGCTGGCTGCGTCACCCAATACGACAAACGGACTGACCTGAGTCTGGCCGTCCTGGTACGTGATTGGCGCAGATAGCCAGGGCTGCCCATCAACGCGATGCACAGCGCGGAACGCCGTCTGGTTGTTGCGGAAATTAGCATGGATGCTGCTCTCCACCGTCGTGGCCCGGCGATCACCGATCATGTAGTAGGTGAAGTCGCACAGCATGATGTCGCCGCGAGTGCCCAACGCGGGCAGCTTGTCGATGAACTTGATCGGATAACCCAACAGCGTGGGCGGAACCCCCTGGGTGGCATTGCCCCACAGGTAGCTCGGATTGCCGTCGGGGCCGTTCATCAGCATCAGTTCCTTTTTCGCGGACTGGCTGGCGACCCACACGGGATTCATGCCGTAGAACTTCGCATCCATGTCTACCAGGTCATCGTACTTGATGTCACCGGCAGTCGTGCGGGCAGTCGTTAGCGCAGCCGGGGCATTCAGCACACCCTGCGGCTGGCCCGCACCATTCCCGCGCAGGAAGGCGTAATCCTCTGCCCAGGCAATCGCGCCGGGGAAACCCAGCGGGCCGGACAGCCACGCGGCGAGGCTGGTTTCGGCATCTTCCAGCAGCGCATCGCTGGCGATGGTATAGCCCACCAGTTCGTGAGCGGTCAGCGAAGCCTGACGCCACGTCGGTTCGCTCTTGCTCTTCTGGCTGGCTTCTTCCTGCCAGAAGACCTCGATCCCACCGAAGAAGTTGGCATCACCCTGCGTTGTGCCGGTCTGATCCAGCACCGGCATCGTGATCTGGCGGCGGCCCATCGGGATCACGGTCGCACGCTGCCGCACAACCGTCATCGGAGCCGCAACCGCCATGATCTGGCTCAGGGCCTCGGTCGGAACCAGATAACCACCGCTTGCGCCGGTCGCTTCCGCCAGGTCTTTCTGGGACTGGCGGCCCGCACCATCGAGAGCCTTTTCCGCTTCCGGGTCAAAGAACGACTTCAGGCGCGGATCGGTGATCCGGCCCTTACTGCGATGGTCAACCACCAGCGCTTTGATGAACTGTGAGAAGTCCATGTTGGGCGCATCATCGCTGCCGGTGCGGGTTTTGCTCTCGTCCTCGCGGCGCTTGCGATCCTGCTCTGCTTCGCGCTGCTTGGTGAGTTCGTCCGCTTCCTGATTGATCTCGTCAAGTTTGGCAGCGCGTGTCCGCAGACCCTTCGCTTCCTCGACCATCTTGTCGGCCTTCTCGACCGCCTCTGCACCACTCTCCGGGTTTTGCAAGATAGACTTGGCTTCCTCGAAGAGCTTGGTACTTTTTTCTAGCAGCATACTGGCTTCAGTCTGCATTAGATTCCCTCAAGCTCAAGTTCGATCAGTTTCAAGAGTCGCTTGCGATGATCGGAGGTGCGTGCCGGGGCATCCGGCGGCGCGGCGTCGGTCTCATCTTGCTGGCTGTCACGACGTGCATCATCTGATGCAGGTGTGCCGGTAATCAGGTCTTTCACGAGATGTTCTAAGATTGTTTTCACCTGCTTTTCGGTCAGGTGAATATCGCGCCCCTTCTCGCCCGGTACAAATCGGTAATCTCCGCCGACCCACATTTCAAATGGGTCAAAGCGATAGGTGTTTGCCTCTTCATCCTCGATATAGCCGAGTTCATAATATGGATAGGGGACTTCTACCCCCCGCAGGGCCTTTACACAGATACGATCTTCAAAAACTTCTTTGACGATAAAGTAGTTGTGCATCGGCGCAATACCATCAAACCCCTGCATGTCAAACGCATCAACCACCATCCGAACCTGCTCGGACATGCTGCGCTCTTTCTTTTCGGCTTGCAGCGCAGGCAGATTCTCTTTCAGGTTCTTCGCGCTGACGGTAGTGGTTGCTTCGTTCATCGCCCAGATCACCGGCGAATATTCAAACAGCATGATCTCGCGGATATGCCGCACGGTAATCTCGCGCTCGTCGCCGTTCTCATCCCGGCGCTTGACCTTGCCCCAATCGGCCCGGATGATCCGAAAGCCAATCGAATACTCATCAACCGCCCGCGACTTGATCCGCAAAAACGCCCCCATGCCTTCGGGGGTATCGAGCAGATACTGAGTCTTGGTGTAAAGCCCGCCGGTCGCATCCGGGTGTTTCGCCAGCAGTTCAGCCGGTAATTGGGCTTTGCTGACTTCGCGCATCTCGACCGGCTTGCCAATCACATTCATCAGGCTGTAGGAGTTGTGATTGTCCAGCACGCGCACTTTCAACCCGCGCTCGGTGATCGTCTTGGTGAATGAGCCATTGTGGATGATGTCATTGCCATGATCGATATTGCCCATCACCGCAACAATCGCATCCACGATGCCGGTATTGCCATCAGCCTTCAGCACGAAGACCGGGAATGATTTAATCGCTTTCGTGTCGCTCATCGGTTCCTCGCTTTTCCCTGCTGCGGCAATGCAGGCATAAATCGCATCTTCTTCACTGCCGCCCTCATCCAGCACCGCGTTAGCCGCTTCCGCGCACGCCCGGCGCTCATCCTCTGTCCAGTTCTCTGCCGGGGGTGGTGGATTATCGTCCGTCCAGGGCATTACTTATACTCGTCCGGCCCCGGCTTGCCGGGCTGCTCGTCATCCTGCTGCCAGGTCACACTGAGATGATCCGGCATTGGCCCGCGCTGCACGATCAATGTTACCTTGCAATTGGGGCAGGGCAGGGCGGTCGTCAGGATACTACCACCCGTAATGGGGATGGCATGGGCGCACTTCGGACAGTGAATAACCATCACTCAATATCGCCCAGGCGCTCACGTGGGCAGACCCCATGCACCGCAACGGCCACCCACTCAGTGCGCTCTGGGTTAAGCGCACCCCACAGCAGTCCATCGCCATCCAGGGGCACATCGGATGTAATCACGGCCCCCACATACGGCGTATAAACAGTTACGGACTGGCGGGCCGGGATGACCCGCAGAGCGCCGGAACTGCGATCCGGCTGGGCATATACCGTCGCCGCTTCATACGGCGTAAACTGCACAGTCTGATACTCGCCCTGCGACAGCGCGTCATAGGCCAGCAGCGCCAGCAGCACGCTCATGAACATCAACACACAATGCCGTAATCTCACCTCAACCCCCTAACACCGGCAGCAGCGTACACCGGCAGTTGGCAATATTGCCGATGCTGGCCGCTTTATCGCCGGGATGATCCATCGGTTCGCCACCAACCTCAAACGGCTGATCCATGTCGCGGATTTGCCCATTGGCTGCCCCATGCGATTCACGTTGCCTGCCGTCCATCTGCGTCAGCCATTCTTTCTGTGTGACACCCCAGCGCTCAAATAACTGGGCACTGCCATAATTGGCCGCCGCGACAGTCTCGGTGCGGGCGATCAACTCGCGCCGCCACACCGGCATTCGCTCATCCAGCCAGTCGAAATCCTCGCTGGTTTTGTTGCCATACATCCACTGGTCAAACAGCGTTCCGAGCCGGTCGCTCATAATGTCAATCGACCAGCCGTCATTCATGCCCAGTTGCAACAACTCGTGAATGCCGTTGCGCGTTGTGACCTGGATGTCATCCTGTGCGAATTTGAGGATGTATTCAGTAAACCATTCCTCGCCTTCGACATTCCCGGCAGCGAAATCGAGGCCTAGTTGCTCGCCCCAGAATTTGCCCTGGTCAATGACAAGACCGGCAATCAGGGGCCGGAAGTTCTCGCGCCATTTCTCAGCGCCCGGCCCATACAGGTAATTCTCAATCGGGCCGATCAGCAGCGCCCACTGCACGGTCGCTTTTGCCGCCAGCGCCTTGCTTTTAGCATCGGCGATAATCGCCTGCACTTCGCGCCGGTCATGTTCCAGGCTATCAACCGCTGCATCCCCAAACCGGCTGTCCCAGCTTTCCGCGATCCGGTCGAATGTTTCCCAGATTGCCCGCTTCTGCTCCAGTGTGAAGCTGCTCTGTTTGCTATCCGTAACCGGCTCCGCGCTGCGCGTCTGGTCATCAGTCTCCGCATCCTCAATTGCACCGCTGCCCTCAGCATCAGACGAGTCGTCCGTTTCCCTCGCCGGTTGTGGGGTAGGCGGTTCCGGTTCCTCTCCGGCAGTTTCCGCTTCCGCGTCTTTCACTGGCACAGGAACCATATTCAGCGGAACATATGCCCGCTCATCATTATCGGTTTCTTCAACCTTCAGCCCCACCGTCTGCGTTGCGACACGGGCCGGATAGCCCATGCTCCACAGCTTATGCGCCGCATCGACCAGCGCCGGGATGTCCTTACGCAGTGCCGGGACATTGCTGTAATCCCACCCCACGAACGTGCCGTCATCGCCCTGGAGAAAGTAACGATACTCATCCTGGAACAGCGATAACTCGAATGTCATCGTGTCTTCCCAGAATATGCGCCGGGCTTCGCCGTAGTTGTTGAACGTAGACCGTTCCAGCCCGAAGCGTGTCCCGATCAGAATCGGCGGCACGCCGAACGGCCCCAGGATCCGACTCTCGTTGCGATTGTCCAGATCATTGGCGGCCATCTCATCGAACGTCATGCCGATCCGCTCGTATTTGACTGACTTGCCCAGCACCGCCACATCTGACCACTGCTGGTAGCCCCCATACACTTCCTGGAAGCGGTCACGCGCTTCGGCTATTTCCTCGTCGGACAGTTCCTGCTCGGTCGTCAGTACCCCTTGCAGCACTGCCCCGTTGCGGAAAAACATATTGAGAAACTCAGTGAACATATTGTCCACATCGCCGGACTGCGCTCCCGGCGACAGCGGCGATAACCCGTATCCCAGACCCTCGAACGGATCATACGGGTTGGGTAGCTTCACATGCATCATGTCTTCCGGCATGATCGGGAAGCCCTCATAAATCGACTTCCCCTCCGGGATGTATTTGTAGCCTTTAATCTCTTTATCGCCCGGCACAATCACCACCCGATCTGGGCGCAGCGGCCACATCTCCGTTGGCAGCGCCCCGGCGGCAGGCCGGTACAGGTACGTAAACGCATTGCCGGTCAGGTTCAGATACACCACCTGGAGCATCTGGAATTCCCGCCCGGATTGCCAGCGGTTGGGCCGCGCCGTCAACTGTGCCAGCGGATGATCGCGCTCAACCGGCTTCGGGTTATCGTAATCGCCACCAAACGCCTTTAGCAGCGCCTGTGATGCCGATCGCGCTTTGTACGATATGGCGCTGTAGATGATGCTGTTACGCTCATACCCATCGCGATAGTAGGCTTCATAATCCACCATCCGCCATTGCGGAGTGGTCTCACGCCACGCAGGCCACTGGTAAGGCCCTTCCTTCAGCAGTACCTGCCTGCCGGATCGCAGCCGTACCCACTGCCCCCGCGATAACCCGGCTGACGAGCGGCCATAACTGCCGGTCAGTACCTGCCATGCGTCGCGCACCCGGCCCAATATGCCGTCATTGCGTTTGTTGCGTTGTGCAGCAATCACCGGATGACCCAACCACGCGGTTTATTGCCAGCGTAATAAGCCAGCCCCAGCATATCGGCTGCATCAGTTGAACGCCCGATCCGGGCACGAATATCGTCTTTGCTTTCCACCTTGATCTTTCCATCTGAGGTGTATTCGTAAGTAGGAGCCGTCAGATCGCCGGTTAGCAGATCATCCGGCGGCAACGCCAGATGAATATCACCGGATGGATCCAGAGCTTTTCGCAGCATCCACCAAATTTCGCTGCGGATATTCACAAACCCGATTTCCCCGGATTCATCGGTGGCAGTGGTCTTATGGGCCACGTTAACAGCAATCGATTTGTAACGCTGTTCTTTCAGCCGGTCGTGAACACCGGCCCCAATCCCGATCACATCAACCCCGATGGGCACGGCTTTATCCCCATGCACAAACGCAATCACCCGGCCCACCGTTTGCATGGTGTCCTGCTTTTCGTAGTAGCGTACCTCTTCCAGCACAGACCCCACCAATCGCCCCATACAGGTACGATCAATGCCGAACCGCGCCGGATCAACACCATAGCTGGTTTTGCCTTCACCAATCCCTTTGCAATCCAGCCAGCGGTCATTGGCCGCTTCAACCCATGACAGCGGAATGACGTTCGTTTCGCCGCTGTCATCGAACTCGCCCTTCACGCGATTCTTGTAGACGGCAGATTGTTCACCCCATTGGCGTTTACGCTGCTCTGCCCACTGGCGCGATATGCGCCCGGCAGCAATCGCTTCTTCTAGGGTTACATGCCGGACAGCCCAATCTTCCGTGCCGGGCTTGCGCTGGTGAATTTCATAAAACCGCCCTGATGTCTCGCCGGGAGTGCTGATCGCCAGCGCATAGGCATCGCTGGTGGTATCATCACCGGCAGCAGAAAATGCCCCTTCTGCCGCATCCCAGATGTCAGAGGGGATTGCTTTGGCCTCATCAAACACATAACCGAGTGTCGTAGCATGAGCACCTTCAATCGCTGATGGGTCATCAGACGCCAGCGCGAATGCCTCTTTATCCGGCAGCTTGATTGACCGTTCCAGTAACTCTTTACCGTACCGGAGGTCAATCCCAATGGCCGACCAGTTGGCATTGCGCGACCATTTCTTAATCTCCGGCCATAGGAAGTAAATTAACTGACGCCATTTACTGGCCGTTGTGGGCACTTTCGTATCGTGCTCAAAGCACGCAATCAGCCACAATGTGAACCACGCGGCCAGAGCTGTCTTACCGAGGCCATGTGGCCCGCGCACCGCAACACGTTTGTACCGAACCAACATCCGCAGGATGTCTTCTTGGTAGTCGGCTGGCTCTGCACCGAGCACATCGCGCACAAAGCGCACAATGCCGGTTTCGGTGCGATATGCAGCTAACCGGCGGGAACTATCTGCCAGCGCAAGATCGACCAACTCATCAATCGAAACCATCATCCAGCCGGGCGATAATCCGTTCCATTACCTGTACCGGGTCATGACCGGCTACGCGAACACGTTCAAAGAAGACCTTGATTCGCGGCAAAACCTCCACAATCTCAGTCGGCAGCCCTCTCAAGAGCCGCATCTTATCGACCGCCACACCGGCAGCGATAACCATGTCCTTGCCCTTCATGTCCGCGATAACCGAGTCCTGAGATGCCTTCTCGACCAGCCGGAACGCCAGCGCCTCAAACGCATCAGACAGCGCCACTGACGCCTGGTCCCGATCCTCGACCGTAGGCCGGGATTGGTACTGTGCTTGATTGGCCGGAACCGGCTTGCCCGCTTTCGGTTCCAACCAGCTATGCAATGTGCTTTTCGCTAAGGTAGGGGCATCCAGCGCAGCGCGGGCATCATCCAGTGCAGCTTTATTCAGTTCGCCATGCCGGTCAACGATCTCGACCGCGACGGCCTTTTCTTCCTGAGTGTATTTCCGCACAAATCAAAAACGCCCCTTAAGGACGCAGATATACCAACAGTCAATTCTATTGTATCACAATACAGCCTTATTACAGGACGCGCTCAATCACCGGCAGTCACCCGACTGTAGGCACTCGCCCTTTGGGCCGCGTTCTGTTTGCGCTGCTGTCGTTTCTTCTTGCGTGCCCGCGCTTCCTTCTTCCGTTGCGCTTCACACGCCAGGCAGTACGATTGCAAACCGTCGCGATTGGTATTGCGCGGATCGCTACCAAACGCATCCGGGGCTTTGTACTGGTGACACGTAACACAATACTGCCAGCCACGCGGCGCACGCTGTTTAATCTTCTTTGCCGTGATGACCTTAATCTCGCTAACCGGCATGCTGCCCTTAGCCCGCACGTATACGTTCTCCAACGCTTCATCCTCGGTCGGGCGTGTCAACGACCGCTGCCCATCGTGGGCCGCCCGCGCTGGCGCGTCATCGGCCCACAGCGATGGTCGCTTCCACCATTTCGCACGCTTTGCCTGTACCGGCGAATAATCAGGCCGGGCAGTGCCCAACCTCCCGGTCAGCGAGCGGGCATCAATCAACCGGCGCGTCCGGCGCATGACGCGCATGACGCGCTTGTTAGCCATGACCCATGCTGGCAAAGCCTCCAGGGCCGCATATTCCGACCGGCGCTTTTTCGCCGTGTACGCGGCCCGGAACGCTGCATAATCAAATTGTCGCTGGCATCGCCATTCCATCTATACCTACACATCTAATTACGTTAGCACTTAAGTCAGTACATAATATACCAGAACAGAAGTACAATTGCAATTTGAATTGCATTGGAAATGCCAGCATCCGGCCCTCCTGACATAAGTGACGTATCTCGCGGGTTGCTCACGCCCTCAATACTACGCCAACTATAGCAAGGATTACGCCATGATAATTACTTCGTATAATGTCACAAATATGCAGTAATCGTATATACGCCCAAAAAACGGGTGTCAGCCGCAGATGACACCCGTCCACATTATTGAGGGAACCCCTAACCGCTAGGGGGCACTGGCAGATGTCCGACTTGCACGACAACTACGGAACATTACAGCCGGGCCGTTATGCTTGTGAACAGAACGGTAGTGCTAGCGCGGTGTAAACCGGCAAAATACAAACATCGGTTTTTTGTAGTTCGGGTGCGTGCGTGGGCCGCCCGCGCTGCCGTCCGGCCCAAAAATGAAGATTGCGTAAATCTCACACTACCTACAGAGTGTAAGTATTTACAGCCATGTAAAACAGGTGTATGCTAACTACAGAGTGTAAGTTTACGGAGGTTGCAATGCACGAGATTTTCTTAGACCGTCAGACCGTCGCTGACGCGCTCAAGCGTATTGCCGGTGATGGTGATGATCCCCACGTCAAACGGGCCGCTCTGGTGCTGATCCAGCAGTTGGAGCGCGAAGAGCATTATGTGCCGGGCGCGATGAACGAAATTGTCGCCAACAGCGATATGTTCCATAGCGCAAATGACGGCCTGGCATATACCGGCGACCAGGCTGCCAGCGACGTAATCGTTCTGCTCGACAACTACTTCAGCCACACAATTTTCCAGGTGACGGGTGTGAATGAACGCCTGTTTTCCACTGCGGAAGCGGCTGAGTACCTGGGCATGAGCCTGGACTCGTTCAAGTACCATGTATTTCGGGCCGGTAACATCACCGGCCAGATGGTTGGCAACTCGCTGTATTTCACAAAGGCACAGTTGGACGAGTTCGCGGCAAAAAAACGCGGACAGGGACGACCGCGCAACGAAGAGGCATAAGCCAACCGGCCAGTGTGCCGGTGCAATAACGCAAACGGAGGTGCTACCAACACCCCCGCAAGCGGAATATCCGAAGACATTCTGTCACCTAACGGAGATCATACCATGCTTTACATTGCATCAGCAATGCACCCCGAGTCGTATCATCGTCTCGTCAACGACACGGCCCAAGCCATCATCAATACCATCAACCAGGATGGCAACCGCGCACTGTTCCGGCGCACAACCGAAGCGATCACTACCAATCGCATGTTGCAGGCTGAAAACATCCAGCGCGAATTCGTCCAGGATGTCCGCACCGCCGTCCTCAGTAAGCTGACCGGGGTGTCCTGATGAACGATAACGGACAGGCCACGTACCTGCATGGCCCGCAGGAAGATCGCGAATACCGTCACCGCGAATACCGTCACATGGTTGAAGCAGCGTGTCGGGCTATCTATGGCCCACCACTGCCCACCGGCTATCAACCCGCAGTTGAAGATGTGTATCGCATCTTCCAGGGCAACATGAATGGCGTTACGTTGGAACAATTCCGGCGCGATATTGCAGACCAGCAAAAAGCCAACCAAGCACGCTAACGCTGGTCATATCACCCGCGATTACAATGGGGGTATGTGTGACCGCATACCCCCCCCACAATGCACGGAGTACCTGATGAATATCGTCCAAATTCAAAATCATGACGCTGAAATAGACGCTATACAGGCTGGCATTTTGCGCTGGCTACATGAGCACGCGGCAAATGCCACGTTGCTGGCAGAATTATTTGCCGTCAGGGGGAAATCATGAGCAGCACAAAAAGGATCAAACGCGAAGACGCCCTACCCATCGCCAACACCCTGATCGAGATGTTGGCCCCCGCCTGTGTCTGGATCGAAGTTGCTGGTTCGCTCCGGCGTGGGCGGCCCGACGTGGGCGACATCGAACTGGTCGCCCTGCCCTCCGGCGATCCGGCCAGCCTGGATAACCCGCTGCTGCGGCTGCTCAACCGGCTGGTGGATGAGCGCACCATCACGAAAGCCACCTACGGCGAGAAGCGGATGACGCGCTGGGGGCAGAAGCTGCGCGGCTTCCTCTATGATGGTGTGCTGGTCGAATTATCGCTGGTCGATCTGTGGAATCGCGGGCGTATCTTCTGGCTGCGAACCGGCCCGGATAACGACCGCGAGGGCCGCGCCAACACCTACCTGCAAACAGCCATCAAACGTCGTTCCGGTCTGGACAGTCGCGATGGCTATCTCTGGCACAAAGACCAGAAGCTATACGTGCCGGATGAGTCCGCCTATTTCAGGCTGCTGGGGATGCCCTGGATACCGCCGGAAGAGCGCACGATTGATACCTACAAACAGGCGCTGGCAGGCGTCAACCACCGTTGGGGCGATCCAGCCAAATTCGTCCCGCATATCCTCCAGGTTGGCACAGCGCAGATGGGCGTACCACACGAGGACGCGCTCAACATCACCGTCAAATCCGCTGACAGCGATGCGGGCCGGTTCCTGGCTCCTACCTGGGATATGGTCATGGGTCATAAAGAGAGCCGGTTGACTGACGCCGAATACGTTGACCGATATCTGGGGTTGTTGCGGCTGCGATGGCTGCGAAATCCGCAACCGTTGCGGAAACTGCTCCAGCGTGATAGCGTGGTATTGAAGTGCTACTGCGCTGAAGGGGCTTTCTGCCACCGGCACATCGCCGTTGAGGTGCTGGCCCGGATCGCGATGGATGAGCGCGATCCTTACGGGCGCTACATCGCGGTCGAGCGCCTGGGCGAAGTCCAGCGCGAAGCCAAACAGCAGTCAATGTTCTGAGAAATTATCCCGCTCTGCAATCCATTGTCGAATCGCCTCATGGTATCGCTCGTGCGTCATTTCTGAATCGAAATCAATTCGCACCGAATACCCACTATGTGGGCCTCCGGATACGCTGACATAATCCTCAGCAAGCTCTTTGCGATACAGTGATAGTTGCAAACTGAAATCATCGATCGCCCGAATTAGCTCTTCCATATCGTCAGCACCTAATTCTAGGGTCATGTGATAGCGTCGTTTTGGGTGTTTATGCTTTTCGTTCATTATTTACCTTTCATCCGGCGCAGCGCCTCTGCCCAGATTGCATCGAAGCGATTACGATGGGCATCGAGCGACCTTTTAATATCTGCTTGCTTTTTGCGCCCCCCCCCATAGGGCCACTTCACGATTCATAAAATCGATTTCGTCCCACTCATCAATCAACTCGTGTAGCAAGTCGGCATCTGAAAACTGCTGCGGGCTGAAATCGCTATCGCTCGCCATCCCACCCATCTCAAATATCGTTCCACGCCAGTCCGTCACCGCCCTGCGCATCATTACTCTTGATTTCCGAACGCCAGTCCATCACAGCCTGGCGTAACTTCTCCATCGCAGCAAGTTCAGCACGGAAACTGTTAAGCACCGCATTGTGCAAATCCGGGTGATGCTCAGCAGCCGACATCGTTTCCATATGTTTAATACGACGCTCAAGCTCAGCTTCAGTGCGATAAATTACCGCTTCACATCGCTTCAGGATTTCATCTTTTCCCATCATACAACCACCCCACTGTCATACCCACCGGCAGCACCCACAGATGCCGGAAGTTGGCGACATTGACGACATCCTGTTCAGCCGGATACACCTCGACCGCACAGCGATCCGCAAACCCCACATCCGCTTTGATCTGCTGCAACGTGTCCCAGGTCAGCCTATCCGCCCACTGTCCGTTGGCTGTCCGCTTTGCCCGGCAGATGCTGATGCGCGTCACCCCATCGTCTTCGGCATACACCTGCACCAGGTACTGTTTACTTGCCCAGACCGCGATCATCCGGTCATGCTGCACCGGCCATTCAGCCGGATCAACCGGCGACAGCTTATCCGGCTGGCGTGCCGCTGTTTCTTTCACGATCTGCTGCTCGATCTTGCGCTGTTTGCGCCGCTGCTGCCGGTTCATCGCATCCTCCTACCTACCAAAACGCCCACCGGCGATCAACCCGGCAGGCGTCCTGGCACTGCAATCTAAAATCAACGTTGTATGTCAGACCGGCGGGAGTTGAACCCGCGTAAGCCCATCGGTCTGAATTGCACGATACGCTCGTGCGGGCGTACCATAAATCGGAGACATGGAGGTATGGGCCTACAATCATGTCCAGTAGCCTCTGTAGGGAGTCGAACCCCGGTCCCGGCCCCGACCATTTAGGATAAACGCCACCGAACTAATCAATTCCGGGTACAGAGGCCATATCGTGGGCAGCGCAGGGATGCCCACATACGCAATTTGGATAGTCCAGTGTTTCCACTTCACACAACCTCACTATAGCAAATCTGTGCGCCTGTATCAATCCCTCGGTAGCAATTCTGATAGAGTTCTATTGTGCATGTGATAACATGCACTTGCATTCCGAATTGCAGTTGAGGGAGCTATTGCAATGCCCACCCTGCTGATCTCCGGCAGTCGCCATTGGCATGATGATACCTACACCGGCAGCACCCCACTGCCCACAATCGTAAGCTGGCATGTCGAAGCGCTGGTAGAGCGTGCCGGTGAATGGGGGTGGTCGTTAATCGCGGGCGATGCCCCCGGCGTCGATCACTGGGCAGCCCGCGAAGCGTGGGGGCGCAATATCCCGCTCCTGACCGTTGGCCTGTCAGATTGGCCCCGGCACGGAGTCGTAGGCCGGTCACTATCGCACCTGCAATTGGACGTGCGTAGCTACACCAAACGCGACCACTTCATGGTCGAACAGGCCGATCACGTTATGTGCGTCTGGAATGGCAAAAGCCTCAGAACTGCGGCAATCTATGCCTATGCGATGAAAAGGGGGAAAGCGCCCTGGCTCAGCGTGTGGGATGCTGCTGCCGGGCGCATGGTGCTACAAAGAAAATAACCCTTACCTCAACTTCATAACCTGATCGATCAACCCACGCACTTCATGATCCGGCGCGATCTGCACCAGGTACGCTGCCAGCCGCGAGCGCCATTCCTTTGTATGCCCACGCTTGCCGCGCATGACAAGCACGCCTTCCTGCCGCAGCCAACCGGGACGGTTGCGCTCCACCGTCGATGCGCTGTAACCCAGTTTCGCGATTAATTCCGGCTCCGTCATCCACGCCCCGCTGTGTGTCAGATATTGCAGCATCTTCAAATGATGCGCGGGCAGTGTCTGCAACTTCAGCAGGAAGCGGTTGAACTGCCGTTCCTGGGCATTGTACGCCCGTGTGACCGCCAACTCGCTGCGATAGGGTTCTGCCGTTGTAGGCTGTGTGTCAGTTTCCAACTCTACTTCCGCGACGGCTTCTGCCACCGGCGCTGCCACCATCCCATTCAACCTGACCTGGGCAACATCGGCCTGCTGGACTGCCATGCTCGGCAGCGCCATCTGCACCGCCTCTGATCGCGGGCGCTCGTCGATCACTTTCAACCGCGACAACATCCGCACCTGGGCCAGTGCGCTATCGAGGTCTTTTTGCAATCCTGCGATTTCGGCATCCTTTTCTTCGATGATGCCTTCCAGTGCCTCGATCCGCTTTTCCGCCGCCGTAATCCCCGTTTCACCGGATTGCGCCCGGCTTTTCAGGGCGTCGCGTAGTTCCGATAGCATCGCGTCATCGACCCGCCGCAACGCCGGCGCTTCGGTCTCATCCAGCCCCGGCGTATACCCCGCGTGATACGTATGCCGCTTGCGGATTGCTGCCCGGATAACGTCATCGCCAAAAAGCACCAGCGCCTCGCCGGTTGACAGTTTGGCCGTCTCCGCTTTAACCCATTTGCGCTCTGCGGGTAGGATGTCCTGGTAGACGCCCACATCCGCCGGATGGCGCACGCGGTGCAGCATCAGGATACCAGCCTGACTGAGCACATCTTTGTCAATCCGGGCAGATCGCTGGCCCACCATTACGATGCCCAGGCCACGCTTACGGCCCTCAGTCGCGATCATCACCAGGATTTCACTGACATCGGTATTGCCGCTCTGTGGGATGAAGTTATGAGCTTCTTCCAGGATGATGTGATAGGGACGCCGCAGGTCACCGGCCAAATCCCACAGTGTTTCGAGATACGCGCTCACAACCGGCATCCGCTCTGAACGCCGCCAGCCGGAAAGGTCGAGGATCGTCGGTACTTTGTTTTGCAGCGAATACGCTGCCAGCGCCGCCGCGCCATCCACGTCAACCTCCAGGTCAACATTTGAGGACTTACCCGCGACCAGGATTTGATAGCGTTCCTTCAGGCCCCAGTATTCCCCTGCGATGTCCACGATCACCATCGGCAGCCCGGCACTGAGCATCTCTTCACAGAGCGCAGCGGTCGTGTTCGACTTGCCGCTGCCCTTGATGCCCAGCACCGCCACCGACTCGCCCAGCAGGTCGGTGATACCCATATGCAGTTTGCCGGTAGTGTCAATGTTCATCTTTCCTATTTCCCAAATTTATCCCAAAGAGCGCAACTGCTTTGCCAGGCTTTCCAATTTCTGCGCCATCACTTCACGCTCTTCGCGCCCTACCCTACTGGTCGAGTTCGTTAGCCCAATTACGCAGTAGTTCTGCAAATTGTTGACGCTGACCGGCTTCGAGTTGCTCCCACTTCTTGATTTTCTGCTGCAACTTCTCGATTTCTGTCTGAAATTGCACAACGGGATCATGATCTGCCGGTAGGGTAGGGGGCTGCTGATCCGCTTTGATACGCGCACGCAGTTCGCGCACCGACCACCGGCGACTGCCATCCCCCTCGCTGGCTGCATCCAGCCACCGCTGCTGATTGTGGGCATCCATTCCGGCCACCAGATTGTAATGCCCAAAATCGAGGTTGTCCTTACGTAAGGACAAGTCCACGCTGGCGCACACATATTTCCAATTTCGCAGCGTCTTGATTTCCCGATCAAACTTTTCAGCCATATCGCGATAGGTCTGGTTGTAATGCCATTCGCCGATATTCAGCCAGTCCCCAATGAACAATTGCAGATTGCCTTCAATGGAGAACAACTGCTCACCAAGTCGGAACCAATCATCAGGCGTGGCACTCTCATCCATTTGCAACCCGATGCCACGCTGGAGCACGAATCCTTTTGCCAGGATAGCGCCATCCGCACGCGGAACCAGGGCATCATCCGGGACAACCTCAACATATTCCGTGACCGTTTCGCGGATGACTTCCGGCTCATCGTCCGACTCACCAGTGAGCGATCCCATCATCTCCGCCAGCGATGGCCGTTTCTTGCCACCAGTAGCCCCAAAAGCAGATTTACCATCCAGCTTGTCGTGCTTACTTACCATGACTGGATTGCCTTTAACGTATTATCGGCCAGCATGTTGGCATCGGTTGCTTCCTGTTCATCAGGCGCATAGACATAAACGGTGCGGTGAGCCTGGGCAGACTCGGCCCATGCAATGCGGTGCGTGATCGGCGACCAGACAATGTCCGTATAGGTCTGCGCCAGTTCCGCAATGTTCTTGCGGTGCAGCACGGTGTTGGCCTTCAGCTTGTTGGGGATCACCCCCAGGATGCGCGTCTCACGTTGCAGGTAGCGTCTGCGCTGGCGGCTGAGATTGGCAACTTGCTCGGTAGCCTTCGCAATACCATCGAACGACAGTGCCTCGCACTCCGTCACGTAAATGAAGCCATCCGTCGCCATGTACACCGCCCCATCGAACATGCTCAGCGTGGGATTAGTGTCAATCACGATCACGTCCAGGTTGGCTTTCGCGGCGAAATCCTCAGCCATTTCCAGGAACGCGAACGCATCTTCAGCATCCAGTTCATACGGGATTTTGTACGTCTTCTCGCTCGATGGCAGCAAGAACAGATTGCCGGTCGCCTCATCCGGGTTGAGCGTGTAGTGTCCCGGCGGCACGATCCGCACCACTTCTTCCAACGGCTGCTTTTCGATCAGGGTCTGGAACAGCCCGTTCTCTTCTTCCATGTCCAGGAAGAGCGCGGCGTGCCCCTGCGAGTCAGTATCGATCAGGCCCACGTTCAGCCCCCGATTTGCCAGCCCGGCAGCGATATGCACGGCCATTGTCGTTTTACCGACACCGCCCTTGCGATTTGTCACAGTGATAATCTTCATGGTTATTCCTTTCATCTCTCGTTAGTATATAGGATAGCGTGGGTTTGGTTATTCCCCCACGCTGCCGGATGGTGGTTGTGACACCTCCGGTCTTTTTTTCACAACACCCCACGCACGCGCAGGATGACAACCAACACCACAAGCAGCACCCCGATCCACCACAGCAACCGGCTACGCAGCGATGCTGGCTGATCCTCCGGCAGGTGCTGCATCTCCCACAATGCCCGGCGGATACCGCGCTTACTCACCGTCGTTTTCCATCCGGGCATAAATAGCCACCAACCCCACCAGCCGCAGAATATCATCGACGGTCTGGAACTCGTACACCGGATCATCCAATGGTTCGCCGGTGACGTTTATCATCAGAATTGCGCGGCGGAAACCACCCGATTTATCGGGTGGAGGAAGCCGCTTCTCCTTTCTCGTAGCTATATCCATCGGATTTGTGTAAATGGGTGCAGTAGCGATAGCTGATGCCCTGCACCGTGCCTGCGCGGGTGGTGATGTTGAAACTGCCGGAGCTTCTGACCGCCACCCGCCCGGTGTAGATCCCCTGCTTTTTGTCTTTTGTCACTACCGCACGAACCATGTCCCCGGTCTGAAAGCCGAACTGCACGCGGCCCTTCTTGGCACTCGTGCGCGGAAAACCATATTTGTCCGGGCGGCACATCAGCCGCGACTGTCGCCCGGTGGCCCTGATGACCAGCGGGACATGATTCGGCGCGATGTAGACCTGTTCGCCGCTTTCTCCCACGCAAGCAGCGTCAATCCAATGCGCTTTCGGATAGCCCTGTTTGCGACGGTTATATTTCGTGCGCCCGCCGCTGCCGATTTCCAGCGGCAAACCGGATTGCTCGAAACGCCGGTACAACGCCCAGCGGGTCGCGTTGACTGCCGCTGCATCTTTCAACGGGCGTTTGGCTTTGCCCTGAATCGCCGGATGGCCGAACTCAGCAGCGGTCTGGTTGCCTTTGCATTGGTTGCAGTCCTGGCAGGAAATTGTCAGGTTGGAGACGCGATTACTGCCGCCGCGTGACTTCGGGACGATGTGCTCGATTTGCAGCGGAACATCAGTTACGCCGCAGTAAGCGCATTTGCGACCCCACTTTTCCAGCAGGTATTCACGCACTTCATAACCCATCAACTCGCCCTGCTGGTACTCTACCCCGCTGATTTCGGGGTTCTGCATGGCCTGCGTATCAAACTTCACCAGTTCCATTGCGGCGGAAGTAACGGGCGCAAACCGCCACAATCGCCCGGCCCAGGTTAACAAGTTGTCTACGCGACTTTCCAGTGACGGCGGCAGCCAGCCCTCAGCGCGACGGCGGTTGTCAAAGCGCGGCTTTCGGTAGCGCGTCTTACGAGATCGTCGCCCTCGGCGCAACTGCCGCCGCGATAGCAGGCCGTTCGTGATCTGCTGCCCGCGATGATGCACATCAGCCGACCAGATCACGCGCTTGCCGGTCTTGAAACTCGCCACCAGTGCAATCCCGGTGGTTTTGCTGCCGGGATCGAACTTGATCTGAATGTCCTGGTTGTTTGTCTCAACAACATACTTCAGGATGATAGTGAAGGGATTTTGACGGAACACAGCCGCTTTCCCTTTGTCCAACAACTCTTTGCCCCGTGCGGGATGGCAGGGCATCAGTGGTTGTTTGTTCTTGTCCAGTACCATTACACGTTGCATTCTGTCCCCTTTCAGAAACACGATGGGGTTTCCCCCATTACTTCCGCTTATGCAGATAAAGTTCTCCTCGCCAATGTTATCAAGCGGTTTCTTGTGAGCAGCACTGCCTTAGACCCTCAAGCTGTTTAACCACTCACCGCAGTGTCCGGGGCTGGAGCGTCACCCCGGAGTGCCTATCCATTCGCCTGTAACGTAGCCCCGTAGGGCTGAGGCTGGTCAACATGGGATCGCTTATTGCAAGCCACCCGATTTATCGGGTGGTCGTTGACCTTGTGCTGGCCCTGCGCTTCGATGATCGCTTTCAGGTCGTGCATAGTTTCCAACGCGCTCACGACCCCACCTCCCACTCGACCGTGACAATCACCCGGCCATCAGTCGGAATATCGCGCCACACGTCGCTATGCGCTCGCAGCGCCCGGCGCATGACATCACCACCCACGCTGCACGTTACCCGCCCCCGCTTCTGCTCAATGGCTGCCCGGCGGTGCTCGTCGCGCTTCTCGTCCAGGTAATCGCGCAGATTGCGAAGCGTCGCCCGTTCCAGCGGGATTGCGTCATTGTCCATCTGCACGTACCGGCTGGCGACCAGTTCGTCATAGCTCTCACGCCCGGCCTTCCATAACCGGTTCATCTCGCGGATCACGCCACTGTCCACAATCTGGGACAGCAGCATATCGCCGCGCACCTTCGGCGCACACGCGCTTAACGTGTCGCCCAATACCAGCGCCTGATCCGGCGTCAATACCCCGGTGTCCATCATCTGCGATACCATCGAAAACCGGTAATCGTAAACCTGCTGCCGGGTGATGGCTGTTTTATCAGGCGGTGCAGTTGTTACAGGCCCTGGGGTGAGGGTGGGGGATGACGACTCGCGCACGGCGGAAGTGTCGCCTTCCCCATTGCCCGCTGCGGTATCCGGCATTGCCAGCTCCGGCCCGGAGCGTGATGCCAGTTTCCACTGCTCATCCAGCAGCGGTAAATCCGCAACCGTTGCGGAAATCCCGGCTTCATCAACGAGGCCTACGAACCGCATGTACATCTGGGCAGTACGCTCTGATTTCGCCCACCAGCGATCCATCCATGCACCCCACTCACCATGCAGGCACAGTCCCTTCGCTTCGATCAAATAGCGCCCCACTTTCAGCCGGTAAAGCAGCGCCTGCCGCAAATGATTATCCCCCTGCCGGACGGCGTCGCGTACCTTCGCGCCCAACTCGTCTAACTGCGCGTGGGGGTCGATAATCGTGATGCTGGTAGACACGACTGCCCTCCATATACATGCCGGTCAAACCACACCGCATCGCAGCCGGTACAGTGATGCAGTGTCCAGTACACATTACTCATAGTTAGGTCAAGCGCCCCGGTACTGTTGTAGTGCTGATCGTGATACTGCCCACAATGCGGGCACGCCTCATTAACCATTGGCTCGTCCGTATCATCCCAACACTCATCGGCAAACAACGGCAGCGGCCCGCCAGGCGACCACAAAAACCCCTGCAACTCAATGGCAAGGAACTGCCGGTCAATCTGGTGTTTATCCGTCGCGATAATTCGCATCTACAACCCTCGTTCCTCCAACTGACTCAACCACTTCGCCGCAGTGGGGTGTTTGCGTATCGGCTTCAACGTCTGCCGCGCCCGATCCCACTCTTTCGCTTGCAGATACCCTTTCGCCTCCGCCAGTATCCGCTCCGTTTTGCCGTGCGTACCGCCCGACATATCGCGTGCATTCACCGGCATATCCGAGCTATCCCGCACCGCTGCCAGCATCTCTTTGTGCTGCTTATCCCGCTGCTGGCGATCCCCGGCCCGGAAGTACAGCACGCCGAACAACAGTGCGAACGGTGCGCCGGTGCAGAAGAACGTTGTCAGCGACAACCCCGCACCGAAGCCAACACCAATCGTCGTGCCCGCTTCGGCCAATTCCCGCTCTTCTTCTGACATCCCGGCCTGTCGCTGCGCCGCAGATTCCATCGCCGTATCCGTCGCCTGGGCCGTCACCAGTAACCCGTAACCCATCCAGGCCAACGAGAGCAAAAACAGAATACCCCAGATGCGCCGTACCATAGCCCATACCTCCATCTGTGCTATTACGATATGGGCATCATAGCACAATCTACTGAACTGGTGGTGGCGGATTGTCTGAATTATCAAGTAAATCCTGCAACACTTCTTGCACTCGCTCCAACTGGTCGCCAAATGCAATATCGACTGCTTTATTGACAACTTCTTCCTGGGTAACTTCACGGCCCAGCGCCAATTCAAGCATCCGCTTGATGTTATTAATTTTGGCCGTTGTGGCCTTAGATGCACGAATTGAAGTCAACTCTTTCCCCTTCGGGTCAGTCATTTATGAAATCTCCCTTCAAGCATACCAAACATACTTGACATATTCAACATTTCTGATATATTGAGTATATGAACTGCATCAGAAATGCTACTGTATGCAATTCTATCATGCCTTCAGGGAAGTTACACTTGAGGCGGCGCACCTTAACAACTGGATACGCTCGATTGTGGGGTAGGGCGATTGCTGAATGCAATTGCGTACCCCATTATAAACCGTAATTGCAATTGCATTGGGACTGCATAAAGACATTCGTGCGGAACTATAACCGCATCCCAATGCCCAATAACCTTTCGTAATATACGGTTAGCTTTCACAATAAATTCTTATAATTATAACCATCAACAAATTGACATCCCTTAACATCATACTTAATATTGTTTACACGAGCATAACATACGGTCGGCTGGGAGACCCTAAACGCCCCAGAGGTGCGGGGTCATCATCGACGCCAGAACTCCCAAACAGCATCGCAGTCAAATAGACCTCCGGCAGGGTGGGGCGGGGCCAGTCCCCAACCGGGACGTAATGGGCTACGGCAGCAGGGTTGAAGGCATGCTAGATTCGCATATAGCAACCGAACGTAAGTTCTAACCAAACCCTGACGCACAATAGAAACGGGGCATGTTACAATCACCAAACGTAATGTGCTATCGGCGTAGGTCACTCATAGGACACCTGACCTACAGGCTTGTGGTAAAATAAGCTTTATGGAGGGATGCGCTCAACACATGAACGCTATCGCAACACAACTGGAAACCTGTGGCATCGCGCCGCTCGTGCTCCAGACAGTCAAGGGGCAGCCCGAACTCATTGCGGGCACGGTAGATGACCCGATAGAACTGCATGGCTTCGCTACAGAGGACGCGCTGTTCGCCAGGGTCGAGCAGATGGGCGTTCGCGTAAACCGCACGTCTGTTAAAACACTCCGTGCCGACCACCGGCCAGAAGGCCCCTGGTTACTGCAAATCCGGGTTGGGGTCTCGCTCGACACCAGCAAGCCGCCGGAGCAAATCGCAGAAACGCAGACCGGCGCAGTCAAGCCGCCGCAGCCTCCCGGCCCACCCAGTGGGTTTTACGTGGGGCTGCCGTCCGGCCCCTGGATGCGCTGGCTGCCGGAAGCGTGCCGCTACTAAAAGGAAACCCCCACGCACATACGACCTCGACTTCCAATCAGTGTCGTGTGGCAGGGGGCAACACAAAAGAAGGGAATCGCACGCGGGAGTTTTGGATCTGCTCAGCGTGCGATCCCCTACATGGAGTATAGCACAACCAATGCAAAACCAAAGTAAGAATCACATTACGTTGAGTTACGGGAGGTTACAATGCCAATTAAAGGCTTAACAGATAGCTCCCGTTTCGGCGAAGGTCTGCCCCGAATCGCCAAGCTGTTCAAAGGGGATGAACGCCCGGAGGATGGCAAGCGGCCCGGTCGTGATCTCGATTACTTTCGTGTCGAATTCGACCCACAATTCGCACAGCAGGAAGCTGAACTGCGGGCCGCGTGGATGTCGCTCTATGGCGAAGAACCTCGCGAATTCGAGAACATCTATCTTGCTCATGCCACCGCAGATAACGCCTTCCCCAACTGGTACGAAGAGTGGACGAAAACCGCGCTGCTCCATCGCTGCGATGGTGAAACGCAGGTCCGCCACTTCGATCAACCCACCGGCGCATACAGCGATGATCCTATCGCTTGCGCGCAGGGCAGTGAACCGCCCTGCGCGTGCAAGCCCACCGGTCGTCTCAACATCTTCCTGCCAGACTTTATCGAGCAGGTCGGCATCTTGGGTTATATCCAGATCAGTACCCACTCAATCAAAGACATCGCTGAAATCAGTCGCTATCTGGCCGACATTGAGAAGATGGTCGGTGGACTGACCGGCGTTCCGTTCGTGGTCGGGCGCAGCCCGCAGGACATGAGCGTGCCGGATGCCAAAAGCGGGGGACGCCGCACCGTCACCAAACACATGCTCTATATCCGGGTGACGAGCGAATTCACCCAGCATCATCTGCTGCCAATACTGGCAGGTGCGAAACCGGCCCCGGCACAGCGCTTACAGCAAGCCTCATTGCATCAGCTACCAGCAGAGGTCGATACACCGCCGGAATCAAATCCCGGCGACATCAAGACCATGACCGACTACGTCACCGGCGAACACAAGGATAAGGGCCAAAAGACGGATGACCTCGACCCGGATCGTCATCAGTTATGGGTCGATAGGGTTAGCCTTAACAACCTGCTCAAAGCGGTCTGCATGGAACTCGGTGTTTCAATGACCGCCAAAGAGATGGACGACCTGGTAGGTATCAAGGGTGGCGTCAAGCGCCCCAGCGAATGGGGGCAGTACAAATCACAGGAAGCCGCCAGGCAAGCCGTCATCGACGCCTACCGCAAGCGCGGTGAAGATGAGAAGCCCACACAGCCTGCCAAACATGCCTGGGCCACCGAAGACACACTCAATCAACTGCTGGAAATAATGCGTGGGAGATTGGGCGTTGACGGCCTGACCCTTAAGGAAATGGCTGACCTCGCCAACATCCGCGATGCGCTGGATTGCGATAACTGGAACCGGGTTTATCCGACCGGCGCAGCAGCCGGAGCCGCCATCAAGGGCGCATTCAACAGCAACAACAGCAAGCAGAAGCACGAAGATAACCCGGCCCCGCAGCAGAAGCGCGAAGAAAAGTGGGATGAAGACGCGGTAGAACGCCTCGAACGGTGGATCATGTCGCAGTTTTACATGACGCCGGGCGAAGTCATGTCCGCGATCAATCGCCACGCCTGGACAGATTTTGCCAACCCATCGATGGCCTACGCCGCCATCCTCGAACGCGCCCAACTGGACAACTGGCCGCTCATGGCCGACACGGTCACGGAATACGATGGCAAGGCGGCTGTGCTCAATACCGCTGTACCGGTATTGGTTTACGGACGCGATACGTTCCGTGCGTTGGGCGAAGACTGGCAGGCGGATGTCAATGCCTGGAAGGATGCCGGTACGACCTTTCCCCGTAAGCTGCTCGCCCCCGTGCTGGTGCAGTGGCAAAAACCGAAGTCCGGCGAGTCACGCTATGCCACACAGCTAAGCGTGATGAAGCCCATCGAGGATGCCCCTGACAATGCCGAAGCTGAGCAGGTCGAAACGAACCCAGAACGTGAGCCAGAGCCGGAAACAGTCGAAGGTGCAAAGACCGACATGGTCGAAGCCCTGACACTTACCCCCGGTCAGGTGATCGAACTGCCGGGGCACGCTGGCCCCTGGGTTATCTCCAAAACTGAATGGAACAGGGAGATGACCGAAGTCAGCATCACGGCCCGCAACGAAGAGGTCAACCGCGAAGCGTCCGTCACCGTGCCCGGCAAACAGCTAATCGCCGTCTATCAACTGATCCCGTTTTAGGAGGATGGCTTGAATATCATACGCATTTACGAGTTGAAGCCGGGTGACATTATCCAGGTTCGCAGATGGACGGACGAGCTAGGCGATCACTGGCGCGACCATGAAATCCTTGAGACCAATCTGCACGAATGCACATTGCGTGATCTCGAAGATGATGAATGGTTCGATGACGAATGGGATCGCCTGGTCATTCGCGAAAAGCCAGTGGACAACGACCGGCAAATGTATTGCCGGGAATTGCTACCGCTGCGTAACCCATTCCCGGAAACCGCCCCCGGATTACTGGCTTTGTTCCATCGCCGAGAAAACCAATTCTGGGCAGAGCAGTGTTTTCTGCAATGGCAGCGGGCCGCAGGGCAATTTACAGACCGTAAGTAATCACCCGCTGGCTTCGCCCCGGCGAGGCCAGCTTACCAACAGTCAAGCATTTACCGGAGGACGTATGTCTCTCAAAACCGAACTCATCAACATCCAGCAGCAACTGGCCGCCGCCCTTAAAGCGGTTGACGCTGCTGACCTGGAAGCAGGGCAGGCCGATACCGAATACACTGACGCCACCGATGCGCTGCTCGAAAAATTCGACGCAGGAAATCCCGGCCTGGTCAAGCGCCGGGCCGAAACCAAAGCCGCCCTCAAAGCGGCACAGCAAGCAGCGGAGCAACTGGAGCAGCAGGCCCGCGACCTGATCGTGCAGCACGCTGCCCACTACCCGGATGACCTCGAACCGGTTCCGGGACTCAAATTCCGGCACGACAAAGACCTGGACTACGACGAGCGAATTTTGCAACTCGCAGCAATCCAGCGTGCCCCCTGGCTGCTGAAGGTGGACACCGACGCGCTCAAGGATTTCGTCAAGCGCATGGCGCAAGAAGAGCAGACCGAGGATGGCAAACGCTGGAAACTGCCAGCCTACATCGCCAACTGGCTGCCGGTGCAGATCAAGACCGTGCAGAAACCGCTTATCAGCAAGACCACGCTGAAGAAATTAAACATCATCCCGCCTCAGGCAGCACTGCCGGAAGGCGATCAGGATGCCAGCAAAGCGGTTGATAAAGAAGCGAAGGGAGCAACTGTCGAGGCATAGAACGTGGGGTAGAGGATCGACCTGCGGGCAGCGCCGGTAGGGTATTGCGCCACTATTTGCGAAAATCCCCAACATACGGCATACTGATGCAATCGTAACATCAGCAAAGGTATGTTATGGGGCTGTAAAGTAAATGGGAAAACCCGCTGAAAAGCGGGCTGGCGATTTACCCAATCATATACCGGAAACCTGTTGACCGCAGGTTTGTATCCAGCGTCACGATGAGTCTAGCTTAAGATGTGAGGTCTGTCAAATACCTTATTGCCAGACCCCCGCACTCACCGGTGATGCCCACGCTTGAATTTACCTCGATCCAGGAGGACTGCTGTGAGTATCAAAGTTACAACCCATGTATGGGAAACGAGCAAACAGCGCGGCACGAAGCTGCTGATGCTGCTCGCGATCGCAGACAATGCCAATGAACACGGTCTGGCGTGGCCGGGCATTGATACGCTGGCACATAAAACCAGGGTCAGCCCCCGCAACGCGCAGAAGACCATCCGCGCATTGCAGCGTGATGGCGAACTGATCGTTGAAGAGCGTCCCGGCACATCGAATTACTACATCATCCCGGTCACTGACGAGCTTCGCGAACGCGCCAAAAGCGAAGCCGAAGCTTTGCAGGGGGGTGAACTGGGTGACAGGGGGGGGGTGAACGCTGCGACACCCCCTGTGGATACCGTAGATAATGCGGGGGGGCGAACTGGGGTTCACCCCAGGGGTGAACTGGGTGACGGGGGGGGGGG